CTAAGAAGAATCTCAGCAAAGAAGGCGCTAAAGCTCTTCAAGCGCAACGGATGCGTATCGTTGAAGACATCAACTTGGGCATCTTCGATAACGATGAACTGGCAAAGCGCATGGCAGAGAAATTCGGCATCAAATCCGAGTTCACCGAGACTGAGCGCGAGAAAATCAATTCGCTTATTGAAGTTCTTCAAGACGAAGAATTGAACGCTGTGAAACGCCAAGTTGCTGCCTACAAGCTGCTTGAGGTGCTGCAAGGCGAACTCAAGATTCCAGTGGTAAAGATGCTCGCTGACTTCTGGGTTTCCAGTGTGCTCTCTGGTCCAAATACCATCGTCTCAATCGGCTTAGCTGTTGCCAGCGGCGCATTCGAGCTTTCCACGGCATTGTCTCGCGTGTTCATCGCTGGATTCACCAATCCAAAGCAGCTTCCATCTGAGCTTGCTGGTGCATACAAAACACTCGCTCGATTGCTGAGTGCTTATGGTCGCCAAGCCCGTATCGCGTGGCAATACCTTGTGACTGGTGATCCAGTGTTTCTTGATCCATCTATGAACGATGTGACCGAGAATATGCAGTGGGGCAATATCGGTAAGAGTAATCAATTGGCAGAGCAAATGGCGAAGTCTGATAAGATTCTCGTTAAGAGCGCAGGCTTGTTTATGCGGACTGTTAGTCGATTGCTGAAAGCTCTTGACGTGTTCAATGGTGGACTCACCAAGGAAAGTTCGCTTTCCATCGTATTCCGCCAGATTGGACTTGATCCTGAAAAAATCGCAGCACTTGAGAAGAAGTCTGATTTGAAGCCTTACAAGGACGCAATTATTCAGAAAGACTTCGGCGGAACTCCTCCAAAGTCTGCACGCGACAAGGCTATTTTGGATTCCTATGCTCTGGCTGACATGATGAAGGAATTGGACAAGTTTGGAAAAGTGTCTGAGAACGCTAACCAAATGGCAATGCAAGGTGCTATGACACTTGAACCATCTGGACTTGGAGGTGTCGGTTATCGTGCGATCAGATCGCTTTTGACCAATGCTGAGGCTGGTTCTGATAGATTCCTAAAGCAAGCTCAACGCGGCTGGAATGACTCAGCACAGAATGGCGACAGGATTCTTTCTGGACTTGAGTTGGCATTCGCCTACCTCATGCAGTTCTCTGCCTACAATGCAGCTAACTTTGGCGGTGTTCGCTTCGCACGTTTCGCTGGCAACAAATTCAACCAAGGTCTGAGCTTCATTCCAGGTATTGGTTTCGCCCGCGCATTTGAGGCTGAATTTGACTCTGATCGCATTATTGGCAAAGAAGCATTTATTGACTCAATTCAACGCAATCAGCTTATTGGAGTAATGCTATCCGTTGGCGGTTACTACCTACTTAAAGCTATTGCAGAAGAACCAGATGATGAGAAGCGAGGCGGCTTGTTCATCAACGGAGGATGGAACAACCTAACACCTGAGAAGAAGCAGCAGAAGCTAGCCGCTGGAGAGAAGGAGTACACCATTGGATACAATAACACAGTATTTAGTTATGCTAACTGGCCTATTTCGTCCGCTTTAGCAGCTATTGGCAGCTTGGCTGATCTGATCCGCTTCTCACCAGACCAATGGAACGACAAAAACGTGGTTCAAATTATGGCAAGTGCCGCAATGTCTGGCGCTGCTGCTGCTGCTGACATTCCTGCTCTTTCCCAGTTCCAAGAGCTATTCGGCAACAGCTTGTCCAGCAAAGACCCCAACGAGAAGCGCATGGAGCGTTTTGCCAAGGTGATGTCAAGCTACGCTGGTGGTTTCGTTCCTCGATTCTTGAAGGACATCGACTACGCGCAAGATCCAAATCTGCGTAAATACGAAACGCTATGGGAGAAAACAGCCTCGCACATCCCTGTTTATCGTCGCTACGAAGGCAAGGAGCACTACGACATCTTGGGCCAACAAATCCAACGCAATGTGTATCCTGGAAGCCGCGAGTTCATGGTGAAGCCAACTGATCCAGCTTACAAGGTTCTCGGTTCTCTCATTTCTCGTGGAATCTGGCTGACTCCTGCCAATGCCGAACACCGCATGGTTGGCAAGGGCGCTCGTCGTCGCTCACTCACGCAGGAAGAAGCCGACAACTACAGCCTTGAAACTGGTAAGGGCTACAAGCAAATGCTTCTGCGATATGGTCAGCGTGCGCTCCAGATGCCCACAGAACGCGCTAGAGCATTCTTGTTGGACAAAGCTGACGAAGTGCGCGATAGGGCGCTCAAGAAGGTCTATAGGGGCTATCAACCTGCAACGTGATGCAAGAACTCATCCGCAAAAACACCATCCCAAAGGAATTTAACCACGCGAAGCTGCGTGAGCTATTTCCAACGGCTGTTATCACTGGCGATACATACGGCTTCTTCTATCACGTTGAAGCCACAAACACGGTATTCGTCAGATACGGCTGGCGTGATCTGGCGAAGTCAGTTCAAGAACACCTGACGGGAAATGGCATCGAGATTCCAGTGAATCTTGGACTTATCATGCAGGAAGCATTTTGCCAGCATCGTCCTGATTTGTGCGTTGATCGTGATCCTGATAGCGAGGCAAAGATTGGAGCGTTTCAGATGATGAAGCGTTTTTACAACTCCGCCGTGAAGCCTTACTTGGCTGGCGAGCTTGTTGATCAAGAAGAGGCAAATCGAAGGGCGGCTATTTGTGCGACATGCCCGAAGAACACGGATAAGATTGTGGAGTTCTGCGTTAGTTGCTCAACTCGTAGCCTTGTTGGGCATATCAATCAGTTCTTGACGAGTCGGCATACGCCTAGCGATCCGCTGTTGAAGAACTGCGCCGTGTGCCATTGCCTACTGCCAATGAAAATATGGATAAGAAAAGAGGATATGGACGAGCCTGAGCTTAGGCCACTTTGGCCAACTGATCATCCTTGCTGGATGCGGTGATTGCATTGTTCAAATTTATAACTTTTTGATGACATGGCCCTTTCAAGTTTCCATCCTCTTTTGAGCCTTGCACTCAAGCAGCTATATTCTAATCCTATTTTTTCAGCCCATTCAGTTACGCACATTTTTTGACCATTGTATTCAATAACAACATTGGATCTTCGATTTCTTTGCTGAGTCTTTCTATCAGCCCATCTCAAATTCCCAGGTTCGTAACCCTTATCATTGTCTATTCTGTCGATAGAATGATTTACGGAAGGTCTTGGACCCATGTAGTCTAAAAACTTTTGAGGATCATTTCTCCACTCTGGAGAGATGCAAATACCTCTTCCTCCATAAGACTCCCATCTTGAATTATTTGGATTGGTGCATCTTCCTATAATACCGCACCATTGGTTATATAGATAGTGACCATGAAGGCCGTGCTTTAAGCCTCCCCTAATAGGTGCTGCGTAACAGCCACAGCTTCTCACCCCTCCAGAAAAAACTCTGTGAGCTATCTTCTCAACCTCATTGCCACATTTGCATTTGAATCTCCACACAACTCCGTACTTTGATTTTGATTCAGACCTTCCAAGTGGAGTTAAAAATCCAAATTGCTTGCCTTCAAAATCATTCTGGCAAAATATTTTTCCTTGGCCTCCCACCCTTTTTACCGTTTTCGCGTGAGGCCGCAGTTTTTCTTTTGCTTCTAACCTTTGAGCTTGCTTTGCCTCCAAGACTTCCAAGGAGAACGGCGTGTTGATTTTTGAGTTCATTTTTCATTATCCTGTATCGGTTCGGGTTTGTCAATTAAATCCTTGTTGGATGAAGTAGTTAAACTTCCGCTGTAGCTTCCGCTGGATTGTCAGGCGGATAAAATTGTAGTTCATCCAGCATATCAGAAGGTTCGGACTTCCCGTTTGCCATCGCTTCAATCCAGCGTGCAGGGTCAATGGTTGCTGTGTGCTTCCATCCAATGTCCAATATCGCAGATTCAAACTGGCGGATTTCGTCAGTGGAAAAGCATTTAATCACTCCGTTAAGCGAATAGACAAAAAGCATCCGGCCCAACAAGGTTTCTGATGAAACACTGACAACATCGTTCTTGGATTTGGTATTCATTCGCGGTGAGCCTCTACTTTAGCGTTCGGCAGCACAATCTTCCTCCAATGCGTTGCGTGATCATATCCACGGTCATACGCACCTTCCCAGATGTCATCGCCATCGGACCAATCTACGTCGCCGTATTTGTTGGCATCTTCTTTGGTTGGCAGGCGATCATCAACTAGAACCCATGAGAGTTCGAGTAGCATTTTTTGCATTTCATCAATGGTTTTCATATTCGGTATCTAACTATACGTCCGTTTTTGGTTGAGATGCAAGTGGGATTTTTCTTTTTGGTCTTTCACTCACAGGAACAGGAAGTGCTGTTTGTGTCTTGTTGATGATAAATGAAAGCGTCCCTCTACTGCTTAAACCAAACTCAACCATGGTTTTGTTGAATCCATTCTCTTTATAGTACTCAATAATCTTCACATGATCATGCTTCATGGCATGCCTGGAAGTGGCAAATGCGTGAGCGTGCCTAGCTTCAGCAGGTCGATCCATCATGTTTTGTGATGATGTTCCTGGCATAATATTATCAATGTGATTATTCAATGAGTTTCCATCTAGGTGGCGGCATACGATATTAGGCTGGTAGATTTCATCGCCAAATTTAAACCAAGCGTTGAAGCGGTGAACAAGGCACTTACAACGCTTTGTTTTTGGGCCGAATGAAAACACTCGATAACCAATATTACTTAGTGATTGACCAACAATCGAACCGTCTGGTTTTGTGATAGTTTTTCCATCAGGTGTGATACGGAATCCCATATTTGCAGCTAATTCCTCATTTCTGTTTGGTGTATAGAATGGTTTTTTCATATTACTCATTTTCTCTTGCTGGATCAAAACGGAAGAACCTTCCATTAAGGGTTGCCTTAACGATTTTCAGCCTCTCTCCATTTCTGTTTTTCTTGATAAACAGGTTCCTCTCGTAATTCGGCTCATCCTCCTTCTTTTTCTCCCATGCCTTAGCCTGCTTTTCAAAGGGCTTTTGGATGATTATCAAATTATCTGAATCTTGCTCGATAGCTCGCGACTCACGAACCTTTCCATCCTCATTAAGCTGTGATGGCATGATAATGTGAGCACCAGTCATTTTAGCACACTGCTTTGCTGTGGCCGTGATGTGTGCAACTTCTCGTTCACGGTTTCCACCATTGGTTTTGGATGTCAGGCAGAGTTGAATGTAATCAATGGAAGCCACCAATTTCTGCCCCTGCTTCAATCGCTTCGAGCGCCTAGCGATGTCTCGGCAGATTTGTTCAATGGTCTTGCCAGCTACATCCACGATGGAAATCGGCCACTTGGATAGACGCATCGTTTTGACGCCAATGCTTTGATGCTCAACACGAGTCAGCATCCCATGTTTCAAATTACTAGAATCAATACCGGCTTGTGAGCAAATCAATCTTCCAGCCTCTTCCGTGTCTCGCATCTCGTAGGTGTAGATCACGCCAACATGATCCTGAAGGCATGCTGATTCCACAAATTGACGAGCAAGGCAGCTTTTACCGTCACTGGATTCACCGGCGATAACAGTTAGTCGTCCATCCTCTAACCCACCAAGGTATTTATCGAAACCAGCAAAGCCGGTGGAGATGCCTGGAATCTTGCCTGGATTGGCGCAACGCTCCTCGATTCCATTCAAAACGTCTGTTAAAAGCTCTCCAATTTGACGACATGGCAAATCTGCGCTGGAATCATCGTTTACAGCCTCACAGACGAGCTTGGTGACGTGCTGGATGGCATCAGTAGCGGAAACGCCATCGGCCTCTTGAAACGCCTGCAAATGGGCAATACCAGCAGCCATGGCACCGATCATCTGGCGGAACGCAAATTTGTCCCGCAAGATGGTTAGGTAATACTGATAATTAGAAGCAGACGGAATCAGTGTGAAAAGCTCACTGATGAACGCAGGTCCACCAACGATAGTCAGCTTATTCGCATTTCTGAGAGCATGAGTGAGTGAGATTTGATCAATCGGCTTACCTGCTGCGAATAGACCGATAATTGTTGTGAGGATGATACGATTTGCCTCATGATACATGATCTCGGCATGGGGCGCTTCATCACACAGCGATGGTCGTTGAAGCAAGCATGAGAGGATCGCTTGCTCCGTATCATCGTCATACGGAAGCTGCTTGTTGAGAGAGGCTAGAAGATCCTCGGTTGTGGGTGGTTGTGTCATTGTTGTTTCTGAGCCTCCACGATAATCTTCGGCCAATTTTGGCAAAAGTCGAAAATTGTAGATGCCCTAACAAAAGCTGGGCAAAACTTGTCTTTTGATCGCTCCCAGCACCAAGAAACAATGTGGATCAGTTCTTGGATGTCTTTATCGCAGATGCGGAGGAATCCTTGAAGCTGCTTGGCATCCTTTGGCTGGAAATAGTACTTTTCACCAAATGTCTTGATGTAGCCATCTGAATAGGCGGTGATGAATGGATGGAATCTGGGGTCTGCTGGAAGTGGAGGTCTGCCGCGCCTTTTGGGTATTGGCATTGAAGAATTAAGCCTCAAAACCTCTCCGGCATTTATTGCCGGTAATGGTGTATTCTCTGATGTACTCTCTGTACATATAGTAGTTTGGGGAAAAACAGGAATCTGGATTGCTGGTTCTCCACAATCCAGTATGTGGTTTTTCCGCATACTGGACGTTAATTGATATTCATTGGCGCTAGCGGTAGCCGAAGCCCAAAAAGCAGAAAGATTAATGCGGTAGTAGAGTTGAGCGGGTATTCCGCATCTCTTTTCCTCCCAAAATGACTTCTCGCGCAAAATCTTGCGAGCGCCCTCCTGCTCATATCTAGTCAAGCAGGTTTCCACCTCCCACTCTTCTTGGGTTTTATAAAACCACCCATTAGGGTCTTTTGTTCGACTGCTCCAATAATAAGCCTGACTTAACATTAGCCCTGCCGTTACTGAATTTGTCATTCGAGCTAACAGCGGCTTAAACGCCACTGTTTTTTCCATCAGTTGATCTAACAGTGAAAAATTCATAGATCAAAATTCACTATTTTTTAACCAGTTCTGAAGATGACTAATTAAACACTTCACCTGATCTCTATCAATGTGAATTCTTGTACTTATGCTAACCTCTTCTGGAATTGGATAACTTACCCATCCACAAGTTTCATCTGTTTTGATTCCAAATTTGGCAGCATTCCTTGCCAAGATTTTTGGATTAGGGTTGTTAACGCCTAACCAAATAGCAGAACCTCCAACCTTTCCGTTATCATCCCCAAGCCAGATTGAGCTTTGTTCAAGTATGCACTTATTTTCAGACAAGTCATCAAATGCGACATACTGAAATCCATTCGATGTTCTTTGCGGTTCGTTTAATTTATTCATAATCTAAAACGGCCCTCCCCACGCAAACAGGGGTGGAAACCGAAAGACACGGCGGCCCTGAGAGGTGGGGAGGATTTAGTTTTAGAGTACACTGTCTTTGTTTTTAGCCGTTTCCACGCGGCATATAAATTTACACAAGTCGTTATTAGCGTCAACAAAAACTACCCAATCGCGGCCAGTTCTTCGTGTTGTGCCAGCACATTCTGCACATAGGCAATGTCCAAGGCTTCGCCAAATTGAGCTTCGAGCAGGCAATTGTAAAGCCTGTCTGCATCCTTGCGCGATTCAACCAGCTTCCCACGCCATATCTCCTCGATGCGGATTATTTGAGCCTGGAAGCTCTCCTGACGATCTTGAAGGCGTTGGTTTAACTCGGTGATCACCTCACCTATTTTGAGGCATTTAATCTCCAATTCGGCAGATTTCTTGATGATACTGTTCCGTTCTAGTACAATTTTGCGGGCAAAGTCTGTAGGAACCATGTACTCTTGAGAGAAAGCCATTTTCTCAGCCGCATCTGTCTCTGGTGTATTCATATTCAGTTATTGATAAAGTGTGCGTCGATCTCTGCTGCGATGTCTTCAACCATGTCGTCCAGTGTATCGACAGCACATTCCCAGACTGCATCGCGCATCAATGGGTCGTAGCTGGCAATCTGAATGGCTAGCAGATGGATGAGAACTTGAGTAGTCTCGTCCTTGGATGCCTTCGTTCCATTAAGTGTGCGAGCCAGTTGATTGTGAAGGCGGCATTCTGCGGATGGTTGTTTTGAGTTTGGCATTATTTGATTGTTCTCCGGCATCTTCTTACACCTTTTGGTGTTGTTAAAATTTCTTCATCGCTCCATCCATTTTGGATTCTGTTCCATATTACAGAATGAGGCCAGTTCAATTCACGGCACCATTGAGTAAGCAGTTTAGACTCTCCATTTAAAGTTAAAAATTTAGAGTCACAACGATTCTCAGCTTGTTGCTTTGCCGTTGCCCATCTCACGTTGCACGGCTCATAATTTCCATTATTATTGATTCTGTCTAATGAGTAAGATGAATCTGGAGGATGACCAACATCTTTAAAAAACAGATCAAACGGACTTTCTCCATTTTCACCAAATCTCCAACGGTTACACACTTGAATACCACGTTTGCGATAATTCACATGTTGAGGTTTTGATCCATAACATCTGTTAAGCATAGATCTCCAAGCCATGTGAGTTTTTGATTCAATATCACCTCTGTATTGCCCGTGTTTTACAGGTGAATTTTTACCTTTTAGGCAACCGCAACTTTTCTGCTTCAGCTTTTTCCCATCAATGCCTATCCATTTTTTGTTTCCACAACTACATGCACAAAAGCAGTGCCATTTGTTTTTTAGATATTGAAATTGATGATCAAGAACCAAAAGGTTATCAAATTGATTTCCCACCATTTTTTTTCGGTCTTCCGCCCTTTTTGCCATTAAGTTTAGACGATTGTGACTTAGCCATACTTTTTGCGCTGCCGCCTTTTCTTCCAAGTTCAACTGCGTTTGGATTTTTGTTTTCATTCATAATGATAATAACCTAAGCGTTTAGCTTTTCAAGAGAAAATATCAATAATCACTTGCTCTTCTTCGCCTTTTTCTGCCTTGCGTTGGATTGTCTCAATTTTTGTTTTGCTTGCTTCGTCGCCAGATATGATTCCAGCGTATCTGCATAAATCGACATGGTATTTTTCGCACAAATTGTCTTCGTCAATGAGTCGCTTGCGGACGCTCGTAACACGGACAAGAATTCTTTGGCTAGTTGATCCTTGAACTTTTTTCTTGCCCAATGGTGCATCCCTAGAATCTCGTTCCATGATGGTAACTTGCTTGGAATTGTAAGCGAGCAGATCGGGACTGGCATTTGGGAAATGTCGCAAGATTCCATGGTAATTTAGAGTCACATTATCCCTCCATTTCTAATTCAATCACGCGAATCCTAGCCCACTCAATCCATTCGGATTCAGTCTTGCTGATTTCTTCTTTGCAGGAGTGATAGACGATTGCATCGTCAAACAATGCGATCTTTTCTTTGTTTGGATTCATACGTCGATTTCGTCTGTATTGAAATAATTACGCACGTTGCTACTTGGGTATGCAGCACTGAGAAGCGGAAAAACGAGGTCCATAATGGTGGCTCGGCATGTCATATCATCATCTGGGATCTCAATCGAGATCGTTGGTGATGGTATGCCTTCTCGCGGAGGATTGATTGTAGGCTCAATAGTAAGTTTCATATAAAAAATGGCCGATATAACCCTCGGCCAACGGGCTTGTTGATTTAGATTACCAGGGAATATCAGTGGTATCTTCGTCCTTCATCAGTGGATGCTCTCTCGCTGGTGTTGCTGTTTTTGGAGCAGAACGAGATCCACCATCGAAGATGAACTCCTTTCCGTTGCCAATAAATGGAGTGTATTTTTTGGCTTGGCGTTCTTCCTTGGTGGTGCTCTCAGATACACTGTGAGTTTTGCCAAACTTGTCTTCACCATCACGGTTGCTTTTCACGTCCATTGATAGGTAGCACTTGCCATTTGCATGTGCGTTGATGCGGCTCTCTGGAATGCAGATTGCGACATACTCTTTGCCGTCTTTTCCGGTGATTTTCTTTGCGCCCTGAAGAGCGAGAAGATCAAAACTGATATTGATTGTGCTATTTGCCATATTGTTGTGTTATTTTATCCAGCGTTTTTGCTCCCAGATTGGGACATCCAGTGAGATGATTCCTTTACCGTATCCTTGCCACTGTCCGGTTTCAAGGCACTTCTTATAAGTTTCGACAGCGTAGTCCATCTGCGCTTGACCAATGGCAATTGCCTCTGGTGGTGGCTGATAAATGCACACGTCTGCGGCTTCATTTGTCTCAGCAACCAGCCAAAAATAGGCGGGTTCCACATCAAGGCCAAGCTCAAGCGAGAGCAAAGCCTTGTAATACTGCATCTGCATCATATAGCGCAGACCGAAAGCCTTACGGCCCCACAACTCAGGATCAGCTTCACTCGTTGTTTTGAAGTCAACGATGATAGGCTTACCACTTTCATCCTGGCCGTATGCGTCCAGACGCCCCTTGATCTCAACGCCTTTGTAATTGCTCACAATGCCTACTTCGCGCTGCTTGCACAGGTTGAGCATGTATTGAGCGTCGGGGCTATTGCGAACAGCCTCAACGGTGCGGACAACTGTAGAGTGCTCAGCTTGTGAGAGAATCGTCATGCCAGCGTGTTTGTCGCGCCACGATTTACCTTCTTTAGTCCGCAGGTCGATGTCGGCTGGCCTAACGATGTGTCCGTATGGCTTACCTTCGAGCACAGTTTCGTGGACGATGGTTCCAATAGTCATCTCAATCGTTGGCTCAAACGTCTTTTTGAGCGATGACTGATAATGCTTTGGGGACTTGAGGATGGTCTTTAGGCTGCTGAAATTAGCAGCCGGATGAGAGCGGTATGTTTGTTCGTCTAGGATAATCATGCTGCAACCTCCTGCATTGATGGCAGCGCAAGGCTTGCGGTTGGTTTTGGAGTTATGTCGCGCTCGGTAACAATATCCACATCGCGATCAATGTGCTCCTCTGCTTCTGCGGAAAGTGGCAGTAGTTTGCACAAACGACGCAGGGCACTTTTTTTCCGCATTTCCCCAGTATCCGTAACCCATGGGCCGTTATTGCCAGAGCGTGAGCGTTTACGAATGCTATCAACTTCTTCGTTGGTTAACACTGCTGTCTGAACTTCGCCAGACTTGAGTTTTGCCTCAGCATACACAGCCAAAAAAGCGCCACGCGGTTTAAGCCAGTCAACCTTATGGATGATAATACCGTTCTCCCAAGAAAACTCATCGCTTTCACAGACGTTCTCGGCTCGAATACTGACAACATCGCCAGAGTTTCGCACCAGCTTGATCAAGCCTTTATAATCAATCACTAAAGTGCATTCGCTGCCGTATGGAATTAGGTGAGCATTGCGGCCATCTGGCTCAAGCCCCATCGAAGATAAATCAAGCAAGCACTTAAAAAGGCTCGTTTGCGTGCAATCTTGCAACTTTGGTGTGCGCTGCAATGCTGTGAGAGCAATGCGTGAGAACCGCTCAGGAGTCATGTGCTTTGGCAGCGCCAATGCTACTTGCTCGCGGAACTTTTCTCCGCCGATCATCTCTTTGAGAGTCGGTTGCTTAATCGTTGGTTTTGTTTCTGTGTTGTCGCTCATGTGTTTTGTGTGGGTGAGAAATTAATTAGCAGTGCAGCTTCTTATCCACCGACGATCTATTAGATACTTACTAGCCTTGCAATCTCCACCGTAAAACGGAGGTAGTCTTCCCAGCATCGCTTTCTCGCTGCATTTTATTGTGATGAACTGCTAAAGTTTTTTCATTGGGTGAGAAATTAACTGAACCTAAGTTTGAATGCTGCGATAATGCTTTTCCAGTTATCCGGTTTGCGTTTTGGAAATGGATGGTTAGTGCGTCCAATGACTGGCATAGTGCCAACATCAATGCCAAGGTAATCGAGTGCGGCGATAACGCCAGGAGTGCGGTCGATTTTCATGCCAGTTTACCGTGCATATATTCGCGACCTGCGTTGTAGGCCATCTTCACTTCGACGGCTCTGCCAATGTCGATGCTACGCGCTTTAGACGAGTCAAGAACGCGAATGATGATGTCTGCAAACTCCTCTTCTTCGCAGGTAAGCGGGCAGTCTTTATCGCACTGGCTTTCAAGGTGGCCCTTGCGTGCTGCCTCCCAAAGTTCGCTCACTTCTCCATGCAGATTTGCTGTCCATTTGGAGTAGAGTTCGACAGACGAGTATTCATAATCCGCGTCGTGGAATCCTTTGTCTGATGCGTTTTTATAGGCTGCATCGGCCAGTTCATTTAGTGCTTCTCTTGTATTCATATTTTATCGGGTTGAGTTGTAATGTTAGTCTGATTTGTCCGCTTTGTCCAGTTGCTTTTTCGGCGCTTTTAACGATTGCAAGTATTCCACAATCGTTGGCACCGTTTCTTTGCGCGGCTTTACTTTGCCGCTAGCCCATTCGTAGAGACGCTGGCGATCAGTGCCGATTAGTCGAGCCATTTTAGTTGCTGATCCGTGCGGACCTTCATCGAGGTGTTTTTTGAGTAATGCTGCGAGGTTCATATTAGTGGACTGAAAGGTATTCGAGGGATTCCATGCACTCAGGCTCACGAGCAGCCCAACGCATTATAATTGCTTTCATGGTGCCGATTTTGGCGACTCTTCGAGAAGCGCCGTCCTTGTATTGTTTTGCGGCACTTTCAAGAATGGTTTCGAGCAGTTGCTCGGCTCTTTCATATCGTTCGGTGAATGTTTTTACCATTTCTGGCTTGGCTTCGGTTGTCATATGGCTTGGTTCATACCTAGCCGTTCCCGTGTGGCTTTGTATTCGTTGACTGACATGGCGAGTTAGGAAGATTCATCCAGTGTGTCGGTGTCCATTTTTCTTTCCCATTCGATGTCCAGTGCCACAGATGATTTTCTGTGTTTGATTCTTCCCATTCTTCCCCAAGAAGATCAGCGACAGCATAGACATTACCATCGGTCACAAGGACGGCCTCAGCTTCTGGTGGAGGGTCAGTTTCGGCGCAGCGCCATGTTTCTTGTGTCATATTATGCAAAGCGAAGGATGCCATATTTGGAGCCAGATGGGCGGGTGAACACTTCCAAGTTGAATACGTCCTCGAACTCTTTGGGGAGCGATGTGCCGTTGTCGATCATGTTAACAAAGGCTGCTTCAGCGCCTGCGATAGTGCGGGTGTCGAAGATGGTGTTGTTTACGAGCTTCACGTTTTCGTTGGTATTGTAAGAGGCTGTCATATAGAGATAGTAACTTTGGTTCAATCGTCCGTTTTGTGCAAATGGTTTTTCGGCCCTTGGAAATGATTTTCACGGCTCCCACCACCAGGGTTTGAGACGTGCGAGCTTGCGATCCTCGGCCTCGCGTCTTTCCTGCGCTTGCCGCGCTTCCTGCTCCCGCTGGCGTTGTGCCAGGAGAGCGAAGAAAGCAGCGAGTTTGTCGGGTTGCTGATCGGCTCTCATAACGTTTTAAGTACCTTTGTTGGAACCGACTTATCGTCCAGGTAGCGAGCATGAACCTTGTATTTGTGGCCTCCCGTGTTGAGCGAGCGCCCCCATCCGCAAAAGGTCAGCTTGATATTTTCGTGCGTTTCCCCCTGCCATCCGTGCATCTTTTGACGAATAGATACTGGCACATAGCAATGCCCAAAGCGGCGTGTTTGCAAGGCTAGGGAGATGAGTTTTGAGGTAGTGTCTGACATCATATATTTTTGTTTTATCGGCGCATAATCGCGCCCCATTGCCATCTTGGCGGCTGGCGATGCCACAGAGATAGCAAGCGGGCGGGATTCAGGCTTTATCAGGTACGGCCCATGCTGGCGTCTCGCGAGCGCCTCGCATTTCTCGCGCTTCGTTTGAACGCTCCGCAAGTCTGCGAACGTGGGCGCGGTGCGAATCCATCTCCTGCCTTGTTGCGAACTTGGATGGCAAGATTTCCAAGTGCAGGCGAGCGGCGAGGGCGTAGAGATCGTCTAGGCTCATTTGAGCGATTGGCACGCGAAGCTCTCCGGCTTCATCTTTTCGGACCTCGCATGCCATGATTTTTCCAGATGGCAAGCGGTCTATTGCGAGGCCTACTATTTTGTTAACAGCGCAGAATTCTGCGGGATTGTGGTTTAGGATCATATTTGTTTTAGTTTTTGGTTATGTTTAGCCTGTCTCTTCAGTTTTCGGGAGGCTAACCCGAAAAGACCGCCGCAGCGGTTTCGACTATTCACTTCGACTCTTGCGCCGTATCTATGCCAGCTAAAAAGGAGCGCATTGCCAGTTCCAACTCGCGCTTTGGAACGTGTCCACCAACTAGCGGCGCTGTGATCCCGCCGCTTTCGTTGTGCATGCGATGGAGACAGACTCCGCCGTAAGCGCCCGATAAATGGTAGTTTCCAATATTTGCGCGGAGCTTTCCATCTGCGTCACGAGTGTACGGCTCCAAAGGTGAACCCGTGCGTTCGTTAATCCAGCGGCAAAGCGTTTCGAGTGTCTTTTTTGATGTTCTCATATGTTTTGTCTTTCGGTTTTGGTTTTAGTTTTGTTAAAGCGCAGACGCGGCGCATCCTGCCAGGATTCCAGCGACGGCAAAGAGCCAGAGCCAGATAAGACACTGGCGGTGAAATTGCTGCCGCTGGCGATGGCGCGATGCGGAGAGATAATGGAGTCGGAGGTTATTTGGTTCTGTGGTGTTCATGTGTATTTGTTTTTCTGATCTGGTTCGCTTGTGATTATCTGCTGGCAATGATGGCGGCAAGTTCTAGGTCTCCAGCCTCGAATGCGGCGGAGAATTCGTCATTGTCACAAAGTTCGACCCAGCGCTCAAAAGAGAAGCGGCGGCAGAATGATTTTTTTTCTTTGGCTGTGGCCTTCTTGTTCGGTTCGGTTTTCATGTGTATTTGTGGTTTGTTCGTGGGCCTTGTAGCTCACGCTTACGGCCTCGCCTTTGCGGTGAGGCCGCTGGCGTAGGCTAATGCCAAAGGATGATGGCGATTGAGATCAGGGCGATGGTTCCAAGAATCCAAGATAGGAGCATGGCGAACATTTCGGCGGGGGTGTCGTGGGGTGTCATATAATTAAACTAGTTTGGTAATGCCGTTGCTGATTGTGATTTGAGAGACTGAAAGGATCTGCAATCCCTGCGTTCCTCCTTCCTCTTCCATGGAGTCGAAAAAGCGAGATTCTGCGTGTTCGGCATTGAATCCGAACATAAGGCAGGATTGGGTTTCGGAGTCTCTTGATTCCTTGTAGGTGATTTTGTAGCGTTTCATGATCGTGCTTTGTTTGTTAATCCGCGTGTAAGATGCGCGACCCCTTTTGTTTTGGTTAGGATTTCCTAACTGGTTTATTTGCCGCGATCATTTAGGGATTGTCGCAAGCGACGTTTTACCGCTCGCTTGTTGCCGTGGATGATGGAGCGGCCATGGCAGGCCCACGAGCGGCCCATTTGGGTTAGGATAGGTTTTCCAGCGAAGTAGTCTGCGCGGTCGAATAAGTCTTGTAGAGTTTGCATGCGTTGAATAGAGTCCGGGGATGTTAACCGGACTCATGGCAAGGCATGAATTCAATGTGTGATAAGCTCTCCTATCCTTTGAGCTAATGGAGGGAACGCGACTGGCCCCATAAACGCGGATTATCTAACTGGTTTAAAGATAGCAAAAGCGGACACATTAGCAAGTAAAAAAGGACAGTTTGAAAATATATTTGCTAAAGCCTGGGGAATGACGGAATGCTTTGTGTAACAAAGTGAAGAAATAAGACCATGGCGAACACTCCAGTTTTAACAGACGAACAATGGCAAGAGGCACGCAGAGCCGCAGAGATCGGCCTCACGTTGCAAGAAGTGGCAGAAGATTGGCACGTTGATTTTGAGACCGTCAGAAAGCGAGCCTATCGCGAAGGCTGGCTCACCGCTAACAGGCTGGAAAAAATGCTAGCAGAAAGGAAGGAGGCAGAAGGCAAACTTTCAGAAAAAAATGAAAAGTCCCAAATTGTCCCAAAAGACGCTCTTTCTTCTTCTGGCAGCATAGAAAAGCGCCTCCTTGCTCTACATACTGCCAACAAATTAGGACTAGCCAGAGCCGCAGGAAAGGGCATAGAAACAGCACTGGAGTTGATGGACTCCGGCGAGATAAAGCCAGCCAATTTGCAGGACCTGAAAACGCTGGCAGACATTGCAAAAATTGCGTGGGGTGGCGATACGCAGGCCCAAGCCGTGCAAGTTAACGTGCTATCATCGCAGCCGATGGATTTTTCCCCGCATTTTGACCCGCTTATTGAGACTGACAAGGCGGTTGATGTGTAAAGCATTGATAACCAATGACATCCAATTTGGTGATTTGCCGATTGTTCAGACTTATGTATTACGGGATATTTTTCCCGGTTAATTTCCCGCCTTATCATGGCGATGCATGAAGGCTAGTACCGCGCTAGCTGGCAGCGGTAGCCAGTGGCAGCAGCGCAGAGCGGTAGCGGTAGCCAGCAGCGCAGAGCGGTGGGCACGGGTCGAGTGGCAGTAGGCACCGGGCGGTCGGCCCATGCGTAGCGTATATATTCACTCTCCACGCAAAAGTTTCCCCACAGAGTATCTTATGTATATACACCACGGGGTCTTTTCATTTCAAAGACCCACCACCGCCCCCTTCAAAAACAAAACAGCTTCAAATATTTTTCTTCCCGTTTGCCTTACTTTATACTCGGTGTATTTTTATGAGTGAACACTCACCGAAAAACATTCATCGACTTAACAGGTAAACGCTTTGGCCGCTGGCTGGTGTTGGCCCATGCTCCAACGTCAAAGCCTGGAGTTTCCAAATGGAGGTGCCAATGCGACTGTGGGCGTGTTAAAGAGGCCGTGCTATACACGGCCTTAACCAAAGGCCATTCCAAGTCCTGTGGATGCCTGCGTGCTGAGCTTTCTTATTCTGACAAGCCGCTAGCTAGAATCAGGCATCAACGCAATCCGCTATGGCTGACATACAGCGGAATAAAGACCCGCTGCTACAATCAGAAGCACCCTACTTTTGCCAATTACGGCGCTCGTGGCATCACTGTTTGCCAACGCTGGCTGGACAGCTTTGATGCGTTTGTTGACGATATGGGTGAGGAAAGGCCACCTGGGGCATCCTTGGATCGCATTGATGGAAATGGACCATATTCCCCTGAGAACTGCCGATGGGCTAGCCGCTGTGAGCAATCTGCCAATCGCCGAACCACTATCCAGGTTGATTGGAATGGAGAAATAATGCCACTGATGAATGTTGCTAGAGCAGAGGATATTGCCTACCACACATTACTCTCTGCATACAAACGTATTGGCTGCGTCACTCAGGCGGTGGATCGCTGTAAAAAGATCGGCTGCAAGTTTATTGAGAGATCCAAGGAAAAACGTGGTTTGCTGGTTCATAGGCAACCAAAACAAATTGAGCGTAAAGCGAATTGGGAAAGCGGCAAGACGAGCATTCCAAAAGACCCAACATTGGCCCAACTCAATGATTTGGAGGGGCTGCTTGCGGCATATCCTTCCGCCAAGGAATGGAAGGCAAACGACGTATCAGAGGCTAAAAAACTCATCCTTAACGATCAACGTCTCTGGCGCTGTATCACTCGTTGCCGAGTCAAAGGACTCACCTACAAGGGCCAGAAGCCAACGGATTTCTACGTCAAGCTAGCGATGAAGGATGAGCTTGCGATTTGGCTGAGAGGATAAATATCTTATTGTATTTGTTGCATCGACAGAATCGGTGTGCGATGGTTGGTGACGATATGAGCAATAGACCAACAACCAAACTAACTATATGAGAAACATCAACCTGCCCAAAACAAAAATATACATCCGCTGTGACGCCTTCGGTGGCCCAGAAAACGAATTTGAACCAGCGTGGCTTGTATCTGTTCGAGCGATGCGTAACCGTCCATTCTGCTTCCAGGCATGGGTCGAGAAATACGCTGCATGCTTCGACAAAATTCCGCCTCAGTGCATTTATTGGTATGAGCCGGAAGATGATCACAAGGCGCTGCCTCTGCATAAGGTGCAAATGTGGGAATGCTTGTCCGGTTCCATTGAGCTCTGGCGCAAAGACCAACTCTCCGACGTGCCTGTTTTGGTTAACCTTGGCAAGGGCAATCCACCGATAGGAGGCCACTACTGGTTCACGATTGACCACCTGCCAGAAGGACAATCATCTGGCCTCCTAGACGTGGGCGACTCAGAGTTGCTTGAAGAGCACAAGGAGGGCAACGTCATTAAGCTCAGCAACGGGCAGATTGCAATCTATCCAAATAACCGAATCAAGTGGATGCCAGTTTCATTGACTGGCAGAGACGCAGCCGCAACAATACCACCTTGGAACGTGGCGACCAATAGCCAATGGGACGAATGGTGGTCTGATTCAGACGAAATCCTTGGTGACGCTAAATGGGCTTATTGACATCAACGGAAGACACGAAAACAATGAAAGAACTGCCAACAACAACAAACACGCTATGAGCTATTCCTCTCCGTCGCTTGTCCCCATACTTATGAAAGATCTACACACTCCAATCGAGCCAAATCAACTGCATCCAATGTTGTTGGATGATGCTCACATAGGCGAAATCGTCGCATTCGACTGCCGTGAAAGAATGCTCACCATCCAAGTCGATGAGATGCCAAGCGGCAAAAAGCCTGGACACAGGCTTGGAGCGCGGGCGATTCTGGTATTTCTGCCGGAGAACGACCCACATCAAGCGAAGGCAAGCGCTGGACCATTGAAAACATAACCAAAATCCACATTGACGCGGGAATTAAACACGGAAATGAAACCTATGAAGACCAACAGCGACTTGATTCGGCTTCCGAATGACGTGGCCCGTTGCGATGGCGTAGGCTTCGATGAAAACGGCAGTTGGGACTGGCGCGAAGGCTGTGAGACGTGTTTACGCCGCACTGCTCCACGTGGAGACATGATGCTAATATCGTTCATCCATCCGCCTGCGATTGTCGCTTTCGAGTGTGAGTTCCTCATTGAGCCAGACAGCAATCATCCCAACCAACTTTCCAGTTAACATCCCAATGGGGCGCTCACCAAAATCACTCATCAACGAAACCTTCGGCAGCTTGATTGTTGTAGAACTTGTATCTCGCAATACCCATGGCAATAGCCGCTGGTTATGCCAGTGCGAGTGCGGAAACAAGACCGAGGTATATTATCAAAATCTCACCTCTGGCAGTGTGCAGTCCTGTGGCTGTTTACCCAAGGGAAGGAAGATTGGCTCCAAGAAACAATCCAAGTAATGATTATGAATACAGAACACGACAAACCAACGCCTCCTCCAGGATTCAAACTCGTTAAGGGGGCTGAATTAAAAGCTCCATTTGATGCCAGATTGCTTGTGTTTACCGATGAAGACATATGGGGTGGATCTATTTACGCAAGTTCAGGTGAAATAATGGACTATGGAGATCTTTCTTCATGGTATGCGACTCCAGAGCAATCCATCTCCGAGGAGGCCGCAGCAATTGTTGCTGGAGATCGCGAAGCCGACTACGGCGATGTGAACGAATCTTTCTCCCGCATCGCAAATCTGTGGAGTGCCTACACAGGTTCTACCATTGAACCTTGGGATGTGGCACAGATGATGATTCTTCTGAAGGTCAGCCGAGCCAAGACGAGCAAAAAGCGAGACACCCTAGTTGACATCATTGGATATGCCGAGTGCGCCGGGAGGTTGAAGAAATGATTCTGGAAACCGAAAAACTGCAATGCAAAGAGTGCTACCACAAGTTTCTCAGAAATGAGAGGCTTGAAGCAGATCATCCATTTGAGCGTACGGCGAAATGCTACGGATGTCCAGATTGTAAGTCTATCGACTGCTTCATAGTGCTCTGTGATGAGCCTGGATGCTATCAAGAGGCAGACTGTGGATCGCCGTGCGAGGATCATAAATATCGTTGGACCTGCTACAAGCATAAACCAAATAAACTTAACAAAGCTAAATAATATGGACAGCGGACCTGAATTGAACTGGTTTAGCGGACCAAAAGAGAGGCGTTTTACTCCATTGGAAATCGCTTCGATGGAATTTGGAGAGGCTTTGGTTGAGTCAATTACCACGGGGCTACCGATTGATCCTGAGATCATGGAAGCACTTTCTACAGAGGCAGCAAAGGAAGCGGATAAAAATCAGAGGATGGGAATACTCAGGAAGAATACCAATCAAGATGCGCTGGAAGAATTGAAGCAAGAGCTTTTGCGGGATTTTGGTGGATCAGTACTAGAGGCTGGTTAGCTGAGGAAATTAAGTGAAAAAGTGTAAAAGTCGAGCACAGGCTGAAAACAGGCTATAAACCATTGACGATCAATGAGAAAAGCGCGTAAAGCTAACATAATAGAATAGACAAGTGGTTAACATAATTCGAGATAGTTCATGTTGACTCTTAACTATAACTAACGCATCATGGCTCATGTCGTTCATCAAGGCGCACTGCGAATTAGTCACTTCTTCAGTATGGGAAGGTCCGTATCACCAGAGGATTGCGTGGATGGCCCTGATGGTAACTTGTAAAACTAACGGCATCAGCCCAATCACCGAGGCGTCTCTCTACCGAGTAGCGAATATCACCAAGGAGGAAGCGGATGACGCCATTCTAGCTTTTACATCACCAGATCCAAAGTCTCGCACACCAGACAATGAGGGCAGGCGCATTGAGCGAGTCAGCGGAGGATTCCGAATCCTAAACTATTTCCAGTATCGAGATATAAGGACTCCAGAACAAAAAAACGCCTACATGCGCGATTACATGAAAAAGTATCGCAAGCAGAAAAAGGACAACCTTTCGTGGGAGGAGGTTTACAAGATGGAGGCTGACGACGCTATGACGCTTCCAATACCTGGTGAGTTTGATGCCTCAGTCGAGGCTGCAATAATCGACTTTCTCAATATGCGCTATGAGCTAGCGACAGCACCAAAGCGTAAGCAGGATCGAGTTCGTTTCTCTGCCTCCATGGCAAAAGCCCTTTTTGACGAAACCCGTGTAGCACTCATAACTCTAACGGCAGCCGAAGTGGCAGCTAAACTGCGTAATACAGCAATCAGCGGATATCGCTCACCGCGCTTTAACTCGCTCTACCGATGAATATTCCAATCACATTCAGACCACCGGCGCGAGCAATGGCGGCTAGACGCTTAGCCGGAATAACAGACGATGAGAAGCGCCAAAAGATCATCAACGAGATTTCCGAGGAAGAGTGGAAACTCGACAGAGTTGAGTGGCGAAACTGGATGGATATAATGCGAGGTAAATTTGCCAGAATACACACAACACCACAAGAACGAGTGAAAATCACTCTTGCAACCTATCGCAAAAAGCCATAAACTATTAATTATATGGAAAAGAAGTTCTCCAAAACAGTCAAGAATCCTGATACTGGCCGTGAAAAGACGGTGAAATACGGCCAAAAAGGCAGCAAGATTGGCCCTATTGGCAGCAAGCGTGCTGATGCGTATTGTGCTCGCAGCAACAACATTGCAGGCGACTGGCGCTCCGATCCAAATTCGCCCAATTCCTTGTCGCGTAAAAAATGGGGATGCTCAGGTGCTAAAAGCGTAAAGAAGAAGTAACACCATGGAATCCGAAAATTTAACTGAAGTAGAGAAGCAAATTATAGAACTCCTTGGTCAATACAATTTGACTGAATGTATTGGTATTCCAGTTGGCACATCACTTCATAATTCAGATGGAATTACATCAAGTATCTCTTCTTTTTTTTGCATAAAAGATACATGTTGCGGAGATCATATTTTAAAAAACCTTGAGAATTTGGTTATTGATATGTGTCGAGCTATTGCACTTGAGGCAAAAAAGAACGGATTATCACGCATCATATCGACTCAGGCAAAATGGAATAATATTTACAATAAGGCAACCAATCCAAATAAAAGCATTGGAATCGTAACCATTAATGCCGTTTTTGATGAAATTGAAACAAAAAGTTAATAAAAGCGTAAAGAAGAAGTAACACCATGAATACTGAAACAGTCTGGATGTCGGTCATTATTCTTTTGATGTCAGTCATTAATCTTTGCATTCTATTGGTCAAATGCCTGACTGAAATCGGAAAACATAATCTCAATCTACCATGAAGGACTCCTGCTACAAAAAGGTCAAAGCAAGCTACGACGTGTTTCCATCGGCTCGCGCTTCTCAAGCTATTGCTAAATGCCGCAAGGAAAGTGGCGATGTTCGCAAGACTGAAGCTGGCTCCAATCTCAAGCGATGGGAGAAGGAGAACTGGAAAGACCAGCGCACTGGCAAGCCTTGCGGATCAGGTGGCGATAACGAGTATTGCCGCCCAACGAAGCGAGTTTCATCCGACACCCCTAAAACGGCTAGCGAATTAGGGCGCAATAAGGTTCAGACCAAGATGCGCGAGAAAGCCCGTGTTGGCATGGGTGCTAAAGTTAGTGCAGCTAAGTAACAATTTGCCCGCTGTGCCTGTGCTAGCCGAAGTACCTCGCCAAATCGGATTGGTAATTACCGACGAGAAAGTAGTGGTCGAAAAGCGCAAGAGAGCACACAACTTATGTGAAGAGGCTCAGCCTCGGATCGAGACTCTTGCGGCGGCGGGCAGCTAATTTCAATATATCAATATGGACGAAATGACAAAATCCCACAAGTGCCGAGTCAGGCATGGAGACTATCAGTTTATTAAAGGATCAGTCCTTGATATTGGCTGTGGTCCAGACGCCATTAAACTTGATCCACCATCAACCGTTCGAGGTTGGGACTTGCCTGATGGAGATGCGCAATATCTGACCGGCGTTAATGACAAGTCGTTTGATTGTGTAGTGAGCGCCCATTGCCTGGAACACATGAACGATCCAGAAGTAGCTCTTCAAAACTGGAGCCGAGTTCTCAAGGAGGGCGGATATGTGTACATTCTAGTTCCGCTCTATAGTGCTTATGAGAAGTTCCGCGACTTCCGTTTTGGCAGTTCTCATCAAGCATGCTTTAATCCAGATCACAAAACATCGTGGGATATTGTCAGCGTGGACAAGCCGATGAACCACGATCACTACGACTACAAGCGCATCGTGCAAATGGGAAAAGATGCTGGATTGCACCTTGTTGATCTGCGTATGGAACTAGACGGCTTCCATTGGGACAAGTGGAACGATCCTGATTTTGACTCGACTATGCACAATGGGCTAGCTCAACTTTGCATTATTTACCAGAAAATATGACATTACTACTCCCGGTAGTCCTCAACATAGCGCCTCACGAAAAACGTCAGGCTGAACGCTTGGTGCAATATTTGAAGGAACTAGATGGCACCGAGGTAATTACGATGTCGTTTCAAGACCCTACTGGCATGCGTTATCCAGAGGTGGCAAATTTAGCGTTCAAGCAGTGCGCTAAAGCTATGCGTGGTAAGGCTTTTATGTGGATTGAGTGTGACTCTATTCCAATCAAGAAGGGATGGCTCAAAGCGATCACTGATGAGTATGTGAAGCAGGGCAAGCCGTATCTTTATCCAAAGACTCGCAATCCACCGTTTGATAACTTTACAGGCATTGGCGTACAAGGACCGGACGCATACGAGCAGGCTCCAGTTGGATATACCACGGGCGGATTTGATGAGTGGATTTCTACTAATTTTCCAGATCAAATTGGACTCACTGATTTGATCCAACACTCGTATGGATTTTATGATTCTATGGGTGATGCCACACTTCACGAATTCCCGCGTGATTTGCATATCTTGCAAGATGATTCTGTAATCTTCCACAAGGATAACGCTCAGGGTTTAATCGACTACATCATGCCATCTATGAAGCGTGATGAGATTATTGGAGTCTCTGGAGTTGGTGATTTGGGTGATGCGGTGGTGAGCTTAGCAACACTCAAACACCACGGCGGCATGTTCGATTATTACGCCCGCGACAATGGATCAACCAAGGGCTTTGTTGCAAGACTGCCGCTAATCAGGCCACTGATCGAATCACAGCCATACATCAACGCTGTAAAAATCTGGAAGCGAGAGCCTATTGCTTGGGCATCAGAAGGCTTCAGGCCAAGTTGGCATGACAGAAGACGTAATCTTGCTACCTGCCATGCTCAGCATGCTCTTGACACGCACTTCATCGACACGCTACCAGACATGAGCAAGCCGTGGCTGACGGTTGAGCAAAACAAGAAGTTCAACGGCCTCATAGTCATCAATCGCAGTCCTCGCTACAATAATCCACATTTTCCATGGAGAGAGGTAGTTGAACACTATGGAAATCTTTTGTGCTTCATTGGATTGCCGCAGGAGCACGCTGATTTTGAGTATCATTTTGGCAAGGTTCGCTACATCGTCACGCACGATATGTTGGAAGTTGCTCAGGCGATTGCCGGAAGTGAGTTGTTTATAGGCAACCAAAGCTCGTGCATGACAATTGCCGAAGGATTGAAACACCCTCGAATTCTTGAGGGATCACTCATCATTCCAGACTGCATTTATCCAAAAGCGCATAACGCTCAGTATGTCTTTGATGGAACGGTTACTCTTCCATCCGTCGCTCATGTTTCAGCAAAAAGCCTCAAGTCTAACGCTATTCATTGGTCAAACTTCGACACAACGATTGTGCCAAAAGTTGGACGTGGATACGGTTGGATCTATGACTATGGCGGCATTCGGATTCAAGAAGGCACCGTGAGAAAAATGGCATCCAAGGTATCCAAGTTACTTGGAATCAGCCATGAGCAGGCCGAAGCAGAGGTTGTTAAAGCCACCGTTAAAGCTGCGCCAAACTCTTTTAGTGGCAATCTGCGCATGTCAAACATGGCGGCTGCAATGGATGCTCTTCGTGAGAATGGCTATACAGATCATCCAATCTTTACTCTCACGAGTGGAAATATTGGAGATTTGCTCTGAAATTCTATTTGACCACTTTCAATCAAACCCTTATAACCAAGAAATCTTATGCTCTTAGCTATTCCTGTTAGTGCAAGTGACGCCCAAAACCTGCCTCATACGGCGGAAATCTTCAAGAAGTTCGGTCCTTACGCTGGTTTCCAGTGTGCAATCTTTGCCCGCCTAGAAATTGAGAATGAAGCTCGCGTATTTGCCGAGCAGATTAAGCCTTTATTCTCCAACGTGGATATTCACATTCTTGACTTCCACTCCAATGGAGCCACGGAAGCTGCTGCTAAGCATTTCCGCGCTGTTGCTCAGACGGTAAGTGAGAAATACACCGCTGGACCTTGGTATTTCTATGAGTTGGACAATACGCCAATTCAAATTGGCTGGCTGAGTAAGCTCCAACGTGAGCATCACGAATCTGGTAAAGCTCACATGGGTGCAATCGTTCCAACCCGTGGATTTTCCATCATGCAGGACGGATCACTCAAGCCGTCATTTGGCGATCCTCATATGGTTGGCACTGGCATCTACCATCATGCGATGGGCGCTCTTTCGCCAAACATTGGTCAACTTGACCGTTCTATGCCTTGGGCTGGTCCGCTTGAGCCTTTTGACATCCGACTTCGTTATGAGATTGTCCCACACGCTCACAATACGATTCTCATCCAGCATAACTGGAATACGGGCAACTACCGCGTAGAAAATGGACAAATTGTCTGTGATGATCTTTCTGGCGATGTGAACCTTAGCCATGCCAAGCCTTATGACGGTCACGCAGTAGTTGTTCACGGTTGCAAAGATGGAAGCCTCGCGAAACTGGTTTTGGCTGACAAGATCACAACTAAGGCTTCCGACACTAATAAGGTTGAACCAAAAACGGTGGTTGAAGAACCCAAAAGCCTTACTGGACAAGAGGGCCAGCTTCCATCTGTTGGATTCCTCGCCTTCCGCATCAAAGGAGTTGTGGAGGCTACTAAGGATCGTCTGACAGCCAAGAAGATTGCAGAGCAGCTTGGCGTTAAGATTGAAGAGATCGTTTCAGCATGTTCCGAAACTGGAAGTGGATTGAAGGTTGCGGGACCGCCTAAATGGGTTAGCCTCGTTTAATTATGTCAGACGCCACAAATACCCTTGAGTCCTATAATCCTCCCGTCGTAGATGACCGGGGCAAATTCCTTGACGAGCGAATCAAGGATGTTGGCGCTGCTCGAAGTCTTTGGTTCCGCCTTCAACAAGCTGATTTGAAGTCGAATCAGCAGATGGCAAAGGTTCAGGCAATGGTTGATGGCGCTCCTCCATTAGACCAAATGCAGCTTGCCAAGCAGGGTCTGGCATACATGTCCAACTTCAATCCAGGCGATGCTAAAGCCGTTCTGGATACTTCTCTTGCGGCATTCTATGACCTCATCTCTGGCACAGAGAGCCTGATTGATCTTCGCACCAAGTTTGGTTCTGAACAGGAACGTCAAGAATGGTCGCAGAAGATGAGCTTGAATATGAGCCGCGTTATTCGTCGCTGGCCTCAGTTCAACTTCAAGTACAGCTACATTCCGCACTACATGGTGCTCCACGGTGTTGGCATTGCTTACTTCCAAGACCCTCTCAATTGGGAGTGGGACGTAACGAATCTCGCCTACTTCAAGATTCCCCGTCAGACACGCGCCAACGAAGCTGAAATCCAATACGCTTGCCTCAAGAAGTTGGAGAATCCTGCCGACTTGATGAAGTACATCAACATGGGCGATATTGCTGATGAGCAAGGCTGGGATCGTGATCAACTCAAGAAGGCGATTATGAACGCCTCTGAGCAGATTCCAGACATGCTCAACTGGATGGAATGGGAAGCTCGCTGGAAAGACAATGACATCACCTATGGCGAGACGAGTCCGTCTATCTCTGTGATTTACATGTGGGTGCAGGAGCTTGATGGAAGCTACTCCATGTACGCTTTTGCCGAGAATGGCTATCCGATTACCGATGGCGTTCCTGAGAATTTCCTCTTCAAGCGTCGTCACCTTTATCGCAATGCTAGCGAGGCGTTTACTTTCTTCACTCGCGGCATCGGCACCAATGGTAATTATCACGGCATTCGTGGTCTTGGCTCCGATATGTTCAATGCTTTCCAGCAGTTGATGCGCTTGGAAAATAAGAAGGTGGATGTCGCACAAACCGCCGGTCCACACTGGCAGGTTGAAAGCGAAGAGGCAGTCGAAAACTTCCGCATCGTTCCGTATGGCGCTGGCTATCTTGTGACTCCTGGAGCAAACTTCGTCCAGGTTCAGCAGCCGAATATCATCCAGAACATTGAGCCAGCCGTTCAAAGTCTGCGTCAGACTTTCTACAACAATATTGCTCAATACACGAGCAGCAAAACGCTCGATACCGGCAGGGAGCTTTCCAAGTTTGAGGCGATGAGCCGCATGGAAATGGCATCACAGCTTTCTGTAACTTCCATCAACCTGTTCATGCAGCCGTTTGACCGCCTGATGAATGAAGTTGGTCGCCGCTTCTTCCGTCCTGGATACCAACGTGGTGAACCTGGAGGTGAGGAAGTTTGGCAGTTCCGTCAAATGTGCCTTGAGGATGGCATTCCAGAAGAGGCATTGAAGAACATGGACTTGCGCTATACGCGAGCCAGTCGTTCCATTGGCTTTGGTAGCCCTTCCGCACGTCGCTTGGCATACGAGAACCTGATGCCGATGTATCCGTATTACGATGAATACGGCAAGCAGACTCTCATCCGTAACTTCACTGGTGCTATTGCTGGCTGGCAGATGGCCGATGAGCTTACGACTCCTGCTGGAGCCAATCAGCGCCCACCGATTGATGCGGCAATTGCAGATGCTCAGAATGCAATTCTTGCTCAGGGTGCCACTCAGGCAATTATGCCAAACGAGAACAAGAGCGTGCATTTGCAGACTCACATTGCCAAGCTGACTGAGTTCTACCAGCAGTTTGACCAAGCAGGTCAGAATCCTGAGATGTATGCTCAGATTGTTCCGCCAATGTCAAACATCTTTGATCATGCTGCTCAGACGCTTGAGCAGTTCACTGGTCCAGAAGCTCCTCAATACCGCCAGCAACTCCAACAGTTCAATGAGATCATTGTCAATGGCTCGCGACACCTACAGAAACAGCAGGCGATGGAGGCGGAGGCATCTGGTCAACCTCAAGAAGATCAAGGACCGTCTGAGATTGAAATGAAGATGGCGGAGTGGCGTGCAAAAATGGATCAACGCTCCGAGGAGTTTCGTGTGAAGATGGAACAACGCCAAGCTGATGCTGCTCAAGCTCGCGCTCTAAAAGATACCGCTGCCGCTGCCGCTATTGCCTTGAAGGGCGCTTCATATCAAGCGCAACAGGCATCCATTAGAAGTTCTCTATGATACCAGCAAATACACAAAAAACGAGACTCGAAAAATTCAGAGATGGAGATGGTCCTGGGCGTCTTTCTGCACTGCTCAAAGACCCAGTGATGATTGAAGCTCTAGCGATTATTGAAGAAAAGACCGAGCCTAACGACTCGATTCTGACTGGCCTTGTGCGCGACTACAAAGCAGAAGCTCCTATGGTTATCTCTATGATCCACGCCGGACAGGCTGGCATTCGTCGCACGTTGCGATTGTTGAAAGCGTTGGCATTTAGACCTCAAGCTGACAACCAACACATGGACGCATTCACTCTTGAAGCGTACAGCCACATTGACGAAAAATATCTCGAACAGACTCATCAGTAAAATATATGGACACCGAAAACACACAGCCACCAGAATACGACGCAACAGCAGAAGCTCAAGCCATGTGGGATCGCGCCCAATCGTTCCTTCCAAAAGAGGAAGAAAGCGCCAAGGTTGAGGAGAAAGTTGCACCTACTGATCCAGAACCATCCAAGGAAGAGGTGAAGCAGGATACCTCCATTGAGAAGACTGAAGAGGTAGCAGGCAACCAAGCTGATGATCAAGACGAACCACCAAAAGGCAAAAAAGAAGCTGGAGCGGCATGGAAAGATTTGAGATCACAGCTAAAGCAGCTTCGTGAAGAACGCGACAGCTTGAAGAACACGCTTCCTGAAAAGGACAAGACTGTTCAGGAGAAGATGATCGAAATCGAAGAGATGCGGAAGAAGATTGCCGAGTTTGAAGGCAAGGATATTTCCGCATACGAGAGGCGCATTTCCGAGATGGAGTCGAAACTTGGCGAGCATGAGCAGTTCCGTTCCATCCACGATGTTCAAAACTCAACGGCTTACGCTGAGTCCATCCTCGAACCTGCTGCCGCCATTGGTCAGGCAATTGAAGTCTTGGCAGGCGCAAATGACGTTGATGCAAAGACGCTTCAAGGCGTTTTAGAAATTAGTGATCCTATCGAGCAGCGTAAAAAACTGCGTGAAGTGACTGAGGGTTGGCACCCAACAGATGCCGCTGAACTCATGGAGCATGCCCGCAATACTCAGTCGCTTCTCAGGAAGTCGTCCGACATGCTTGAGAATGCCGACAGAGCTAAGCAGGAGCTTTCATTCATGGAGCAAGAGAAATCTCGCAGAGCCAAAGAAGATGAAGACAAGCAATTCTCGTCTGCCACCGAAGCTGCAAACAAGCTACTCCAAGAGAAGATTCCTTTTCTCAAAGATAACAAAGATCTCATGGAAGCAGTCTCAAGGGCTGAGATCAGAAAAGACCCTGCTAGCATGGCTGTAGCAGCGCGTGCAAGCGTGATTCTTCCACATTTGTTGCGTCAACTTGACGAACGGAATGCCAAGATTTCTGAGCTTGAAACGTCGCTTAAATCACGCATTGCAGCGGCACCGCGCCCATCTAGCACTTCTACGCCTGTGAGCACGAATGATAACCTGCCCACTGGCTACGACATGGATTCGATTATGGCTCGATTCCAAGCGCACCAGCGGCAAGGGTGATTTCATCACTGTAATCAGTCCATCTGCGGATCATTTCTTTTGCTAGAAGTAGCTTTTCATTGGAAGTGAGAGTGCCCCTCCAATCATCAATTGGATCAGGGTTTAATTGGGCCTGATAAAGTTGAGAATCATAACCTTCGTAAACATCCAAACTGTTATCAATACCGATAACAGATTGATATGGATCTAACTTGGCAAGAAGCTCTTTGATTGTTTTTGATTCAGTGCTCATGGCATAATAATCAACGGTGCATCATCAGGTTTAACTTCCTGACTTTGCTTGTTGAGAATATGAAGGTCTTCAACAGTTGCCCTTTTCTTGAAGTCGCGCACTTGAAGAAGCGCCTGCGTGATTCGCTGCATCATGCCAACGAATGGCTCATGCTCGTCTTCTGACTCAAATACGGGAGATTTGAAGCCTGCCACTTGGCCTGTTTCGTCGTCGCCAATAACGAGTTGTGCCTCGAAGCGGGAGTTTGAGCCGACTGGCAGTTGGTCGATACGGATGTAGATGGATGGGGTTGTCATATAGGATTGAAATGGGCAACGCCGTGGGAGCAACCAACTCGCCACGGCGTCTGGCACTAAGGGACACATGAAAACAAAACCTTGTGCGTGAGAAAACATCGCAGATGGATTTGGATTCGTCAAGAACCTCTTGAAGAGAGAGCGATCCTGGGTTAAAAAAGCAATGCCGCTGGAATTGGCGTTCCGAGCGGCATCTATCAACACAACTAAAAGAACTAGTCATGCGGAATGAAATTATTATCACTGATGGGGCCGATAAGGTCAAGAAGAAGCGTTGGGAAACCCGCGAAGATGGTAAGGTCTTCTGGGGAATGAGAGGAGATGGTCGTGAAATATGGCTACCAGTGGAAACCGCCAAGAAGCGGCAGGCAGATTCAGATCGTCGCAATGACGATTACAGAAAACGCAAGTTGGCAAAAGCTGTTAAACCGGAGAATCCTCGGAAACGTGGGGAGACGCGGGATGACGGAATGATTTTTTTCTCGTATTCCAATGTGAGAGAAGAGGTGTGGGTAAATGCCGATGATTTTCAGCGCCTATGTGATATTCAGACTCAGGCCAGGAAGAGGTATGCCAAGGATAATGTAGAGGCTGAGAGGTTGAGAACGAAGAAATGGCAGGAGGAGAATCCTGAAAAATTTAAGGCGTCTCATCGAGCCAGCAGGGAGAAACATAGGGAGAAGCGCCTTCAGATGACTCGTGATTGGAGGGAGAGGAACAAGGAGCACTTGAGAGCGTATTATGAAACGAACAAAGATCGAAGCCGGAAGAATCTCAGGAGATGGGTAAAGGCTCGATATGCAGCAGATCCACAATACGCTTTAATTGTGAAAGCCAGAACTTTGATTCGTCACGCATTTAACCGTTTCGGTTTCAAGAAAAAAACCAAAACTGAAGAACTTCTTGGCTGTGACTGGGAAACTCTCAAGCGGCACATTGAATCTCAATTCTACGGAGGAATGACATGGGAATCATTTCAGCAGAAGAATCATATTGGAACCTCTATGGTAGAGATTGACCATATTATTCCAATTTCTTCCGCCAAAACCGAAGAAGATGTGATGCGACTTTCGAACCATAATAACCTGAGGCCATTGTGGTGGTGGGAAAATAGGGAGAAGCGCGACAAGATTCTATAAGTAGTCTAACCAACAAAAAATTCTATTGACATGTCAGCTTACGGTGCAAGTATGCCCGTGAGCTAAAAAACGCTGCCCGCGTTCCTAGAGGCTCGCAGGTGAAAGGGCGAATGAGCTAACTATCCACTCTGGCTCGGAGCGGGACAATCTGGACGCCGCTGGCATTTCTGCCAATCGGAGAACGTCTGGAAATCAAGTTCTTCAACTCATCCTAACTGACGCTTAATAAGCGAAACACCTACGACAATGGCCTGTGAATCTATCAATCAATTCCTAGAGTCGGAATCAAACCGGATCGTCGACGATCCTTCCGAGAAGCAATTCATCAGCAATCCTTGGCAGAACGATTCTATCGTTCCGCGTTCCCGCTGGCCCAATGGTATGGGCGATACCCCGAACTTCCTGACATTTGAGCGTGCGATGCCGTACGGCTCCGATGTCTCGTTCACCACCTACGGCTTCAATGACGGCGGTAGCGGTGACGAAGGCGGTTCTTGCCAGCCTCCTGTGTCCACAATCTATCCTTCGCAGACTCGCCGCTCGATGGAACTCAAGATTGCGGCTGTCGAAAGCCCTCCCTTCTGTATCGAAGATGCTCGCATGAGCTACAACATCGTTCAGCAGGCTGCTGCCTTCATCCGTAACCTTCGTGGATACTCCCGCTACCTGTGGGAAAATCAACGCCGCGATCAGTTCACGTCCATCTGCTCCAACAAGTACGTCGCTGACGCTGGCCTTACGGTCAACTCCGCCTCGTTCGCCACTGGAACGATTGGCACCCTGAAGCGCGAGATGCTTGATTACATCCGCTACAGCCTCATCCGCAATGGAGCAGACATTCAGAACGGCCTCTCCGTCAATAAGATGGGTCAGCCTCTTCTGCCACTCGTCCTCTCCGATGAAGCTCAGCAGACGCTTGCTACCGATGGCGTGACCATCCAGAACATCCGCTGGGACTCCGAAAAGGTCCGTGCGCTCAACAATGCCCCTGGTTCCTTTGACAGCCTCAACGGCTTCAAGATGACCATCGACATCGCTGCTGCTCGCTGGAATCTTGTCGGTGGTGCTTGGGTGCGCGTTCCCTTCATGCTCCCTGCTACCAACAAGGGTGATCCTGCGAACGTCAATCCAGCCTACTTCACGGCTCAATACGAAGATGCGATCATCGCTACCAAGCAGGTTGTGAAGTTTGCGATTCCTGATTCTCAGCTTGCCGCTGGGGAAATGAAATTCGCTCCTCAGGACTACCTTGGCCGATTCAACTGGATCAACAAGTATGACCGCACTTGCAACGTGGACGAAAACATTGGCTTCTTCCGTGGCAAGTTCGCCTACGGTGCTCAGCCAGTGATTCCTGAATACGGCGCAATCCTCCGCTTCCGTCGCTGCCCAACCAACTGGGTTGTGAACACCGCCTGCTCTTAATCGAGTAGAACCACTTGAGGCGGGGTTAGTCTAAAAAACTAGCCCCGCCTTTCTTGCATACACAGTCAAACTCTGCTAATAGCTAATTGCTTATGAAACTCTCTTTTACCTCACCTGAAGGCTGGCAAATGCCAGAAGACGCAACACCTGGACAGCCTTTTCAAGCTGTTGGAACATTCCTCGCCGATGAAGACGGCAATCTCACTCTTACAGCCATTGATGGAACTGAAATTCCAATGATGGAAGACGACGATATGGAGATGGAAGATGAAGGAGTTGAAGTCGAAGTGACGATGCCTGAAAAAGAAATGTCTGAAGAAGAAGACATGATGGATCGCGCTAAGAAAATGGGCGTCTTCAAATAAACATCTCATCTTATGAGGCCAGCATTTTCTGATGAAGTAAACGCAATGGTTGTCTTCGTTGCCGGAGACACATGGAATGGATTTCCGTCCATCACCGTGTCAAATCGCATTGCGCCTGGAGATCTGGCCTCAGTTAAGATGGCATTCAAGCTCAACCCAAAGAGCACAATGCCAACGCTGGAACTCACCAGCGGCAATACAGACATCACCATTAGTGATCCGGTGAATTGGGTATTTACCATCAATCCAGGTCGATACGAATTGCCAATTGGGCAATATGTCTGGCAGATTGAAACGACTGACGACAGCACTCCATCAGCTTATGTCGAAACATTGATGGAAGGCATCGGAGAAGTACTCTCCAACTACACGACCACAACCTGATGAGCCAGACAAACATTTCAGTCAATTCAACACTTGGTCCAACGATTGAGGTTCTAAGTGACGGAGGCATTGTAATCAATGTTGCAAATCCGGTCAGTGGAACTGGAGATGTGACTAGCTCAAGCTCTTCGGTAGATAACCAGATTGTCCGTTTTGATGGGACAAGTGGCAAAATTATCCAGAACTCTGGAATCACGATTGCTGATGGAGCTACCGGAACGCTTTCTGGCACGAATACAGGCAACGTAACGATTGGCACAGCAAACGGCTTGTCCATTGCTGGTCAGGCATTGAGCCTTGGAACAGCTTCCGCATCAACCACGGGAGCATTGACTTCTACCGACTGGAGCACGTTCAACAGCAAGCAGCCTGCTGGCAACTACATCACGGCACTCACTGGAGATGTCACTGCATCTGGCCCTGGTTCTGCTGCTGCAACACTTGCATCAACGGCTGTAACTCCAGGGGCATACACGCTGGCAAACATCACGGTGGACAGCAAAGGGCGCATCACATCTGCTGCCAATGGCTCCGCTGGAACTGGAACCGTTACCAGCGTTGGCATTACAGGCACAGATGGTATTCAGGTTGATTCGGGATCGCCAGTGACGACATCTGGAAGCATTCAGCTTGGAGTTGATGCGGCCACAATGAAGACCACGCTGAATCTGGCTGGAACAAATACAGGAGATCAGAATCTTTTCGGGACTTTTGCTGTAGCTGGACAGTCAAATGTCGTGGCAGATTCTACGAGCGACACGTTGACATTGGTAGCTGGGACAAATATTACGATTACAACAAATGCTACAACAGATAGCATTACTATTAACAGCACTGCATCTGGCGGAGGAACACCCGGCGGATTAGATACTCAGGTTCAGTTTAACGATGGCGGCAGCTTTGGTGGTGATTCAGGACTTACTTACAACAAAACGACAGACACGCTTTCAGCGACAAATCTGACGGTTAGCGGACTTTCGACATTAGCTCATATCCATGGTTCTATTGCTGGCAATCTTTACGTCCATATCAAGAATACCAGTGGAGTTACCTTAGCAAAAGGAACGCCAGTTTATGCGACAGGCAGCGTTGGAGTTAGTGGCAGAATTGAAGTATCGGCGGCTGATTATACCAACTCAGCTAAGATGCCAGCTATCGGGATCACTGATGCCCAATTAATCGCAAACGCAGAGGGTAACGCTGTCATAGTTGGCGAAGTCACAGGACTAGCAACTAACAGCTACGCAATCAATCAAGAGCTTTTTGTTGGAACAACCGGACTGCTTGGAGCACTACCAACAACTGGAGAAGCTCAATCAATTGCTGTTGTTTCTCGCGTTCATGCTTCCACTGGTATCATCGTTGTTAATTCTCAGGCTAGGATAGCAAATGGATCAATAACTAACGCAAGGTTGGCCAACATGGCTGCTAACACGATCAAAGGTCGTGTTACCGCATCAACGGGCGTTCCTGAAGATATTACGCCAGTTTCGCTAACCGAAGAAACGGCACCGGCAGCAGGAGATTTCTTGCTAGGCTGGGAATCAGGAGGCGGCATTCGCAAGTTTGACGTTGGTGATTTGCCAGTGAATGGCGATGTTTTTGGTCCTGCTAGCTCAACGGATAATGCACTGGTTCGATTTGATAGCACAACCGGAAAGTTGATTCAAAATAGCATTGTTACCGCAGATGATAATGGAACCATCGCCGCCACACGACTTTATTGCACGTCTGGTAGTGGAGAGGATGCCGTAGTTAGCGCAGCAGGACCAGTGTCATCAGCATCACTCACAACATGGCCTGAAACAGCATTAAAGTTTAATTTGCTTGGCTTTGACGAACCACCTACTCCTTACGAGCTTAAAATTAAGCCAAATACAGCAACCCAAGATAGCTACGATTTAATTTTGCCACCTGTGGCCGGAACGACTGGTCAGGTTCTTTCCGTTGGTTACGCCTCTTTGCCAGATATAAACCTTGAATGGAGTAGTGCTGGAACTGGAAATGCGCTGACATCGCAGCCACTTTCCCAGTTTGCATCAACCACAAGTGATCAATTGCGCGGAATTATATCCGATGAAGTTGGCACAGGTTCTCTTGTGTTTGCTCAAGGACCAACGCTTATTTCTCCAGTGCTTGGAACGCCCGCAAGTGGCAACCTAATTAACTGCACTGGCTTTCCTATCGGTGGAAAACTAGCCCAAGTGGTCATTGCATCATCTATCGCATCTGGATCAACTACAGCAAACATACCATTTGACGACACTATTCCGCAAAATACGGAAGGAATTGAAATATTAACGCTAGCAATAACGCCAAAAAATGCCAGCAGCACGCTTCAAATTACTGCGAGCGTGACAGTTTCTGGCGGCGGATTAGTAACTGCGGCTGGAGCATTGTTTGTTGATGCAACAGCTAACGCAATTGCCGCAAACCTAAACACTATTGGTGGTTCTGGATATTTCGGCACCTTAAATGTTGTAACATCAATTTCAGCAGGATCAACATTAGCTCGCACCTATAAATTTCGTATAGGTAATTCAGCAGCCGGTATTGTTTACTACAACAGTTGGTCAGGGGGCAATATATATTCAACCATTGGCCCGGATACAAGAATAACAATTCTCGAAATATTACCATGAGACACGTAGAATTAATCGGCAACATAGTTGCCTTAGTGCGATCTGCTCCATATCCAATCGAATCACCAACAACCATTGAAGCGCCTAACGAGGTGGAGTGTGGTTGGATTAAAAACGGTGACGAGTGGATTGCCCCCGTGGCACCAGTTATCGTCAGTTTTCGCGCCTTGGCATTCGCTCTATTGCAAGCTGGACTTTATCCGCAGGTTAAAGCTGCTGCCCTAGCAACTCCAGAAGGCGAGATCTGGTGGAACACGGCGCAAAGCACCACTGTTCATCGCAATCATCCATTTGTGATTGCACTTGGATTTGCTATTGGTCAAACACCTGAGAAGTTAGATGTTATTTTCGCATCGGCATTGGCTTCTCAGTGAGAATTGAATTTTGATTGATTTGTGAACTAAACACTACAATTTATCCACAATGCCAGGAACCATCCAAACGTTGCCAGTGCCGCCTCCATCTGTGTCAGAAGCTCAGCTATGGAACTCTATCCGCATTGCGTTTGTGAATCGCAATTATTCTGGTGCCATTTCAACAAATGCACTTATTGTTCCAGCGCCACCTGTTAGCATTCCAACTTTGATCTACGCGACACTTCTTGCCGCACAGGGACAACTTCAATCTTAAAGACTATGCCTGGAACGCCTCAAACTTTACCAGTACCTCCACCAGTTAGCATTCCAACGCTGCTGAATGCTATTCGCCTTGCTGCTGCATCTGGTGGCGGTGCAGATACAGCACCAACAAGCATTCCCTACGCTGTAGCAGTAACTCCAGTTTTTACTGATGGTCAGAATCGTCAAATTGCCATGACGGGCAATTTGACCCTTAACGGTCCTACTGGCGGTTCAAACGGCAGCACTTGGCAGATTCGTTTGATTGCTTCTGGAGCTATCAGAACCGTCACTCTAGGAACTAACATTGTCACACCTACTAACACCACGTTTAGTGGCGCAGTTGCATCTGGTAGCACTCGACTCCTTCAGATGATTTACAGTGGTTCAAAATGGTGGGTAGTCCGTAACCAAGAATTTACAGCATGAATCTTTACTACATAGATCAAGGTTCTGGACTTTGGAACGATTCTGCTAACTGGTTTCAAGACCAAGGTGGAACTACTCCAAATAATGCTGTTCCAACTGGAAGCGATGATTGCGAAATCAATGCTAATAACATGGTTGATGAAATTCCTTCAAGCGGATATAACACTGTCATCAATTATGGAACGGTCACCACCAACAACGGAACGGTCACAGACAACAACGGCACGGTCACCACCAACAACGGCACGGTCAACACCAACAACTCCACGGTCACCACCAACAACGCCACAGTCACCACCAACAACTCCTTGGTCACCACCAACAACGCCACAGTCACCACCAACAACTCCACGGTCACCAACAACGCCACTGTCACCACCAACAACTCCTTGGTCACCACCAACAACGGAACGGTCACCACCAACGAAAGCGGTGCAACAGTCTCATCTAATTCCGGGACAGTCGCCACCAACAACGGCACAGTTGGGCTTATCGGCAACATCGGTGGCGGCACAGGATCAATCACTGCTACATCAGTTTTCAATGTCGCTAACATGACTGCTGGAACTAACGTCACTCTTCCATCAGGAGGTGGACCAATTACAGTTTGGTAAATTTTTATGAATGTGACCCCGGATTACTTGCGGAACAAAACTAATTAACAAACCATGAGCCACGACGAATCTCTCGCCATTGATGAACTTCGCAAAACCATCCGATGGCTCATTGGAGGCGTCATTGGACTTTTGAGTGGTGCCGCTGGCGTAGGAGGATGGGTGGCAACGCAAGAAGGTCGAATTTCAAGTCTTGCTGAAGCGGACAAAATCTCAAGCACAGATCGTTCTGAAATGCGTGGCGAACTGAGAGCGCATTCATCCATCATAAACGCCATTCAAAAAGATTCAGCCGTTCAGTCACGCGACTTGCAATACATCCGTGAGGCAGTAACCGAGATTAAGGAATCCATGAAAAAACCTTAACTTATGTGGCTATTCACCTCCAAGCAAAAGCTGCCTCGCCGCCAACTTAGAGGGGATACCGTGCAAGCTATGCTTGTCTTGGCGCTAAAAGGAAAAACGCAGCCGAATTTCCGCCTATTCATGCAAAAGGGAATTATGGCTTGTCCGCCAAAAACAATGCTGCGTAAGGCCGCAGATCAAGCATACAAACCTTGGCAAGAAAACCTGTGGGAGTGCGAGGACCAAGCACGTGCAGTAGTTCATCACGCGCAACTACTCGCTGCCAAAGAAGGATGCTCTTGGGCCGTTGGAACGCTGCGTGCGAATGCTCCTGAAGGCTCAAGCCACGATCTCCATGTGTTCGTTTGGGCTATCCTTGATTTGCCAGAAGGTCTGCAATTTACTTTGTTCGATCCAACTGCCGACGACTGGGCAGATGTGCCTGACCTCTCTGGCGTTGATTACGCACTGACATGAATATGGAACCAAACATGAAGCCTCGCATTGCCCTATTCAATGGCGATGGAGTGGTGTCTTGGCTTATCAAAAAGCAGACGCGCTCAAAGTATTCACATGCGGCGATGCTTATTCCAGGCACCACAAACCGCATTATTGAATCGCGAGAATTCAAGGGGGTCCGGCTCCACACTCTGGACGAATCAGATAACCGAATGATCGATTGGTTTGCCATCCCAAGCATGAGCGATGAGGATTACGACTATGCTATCAGTTTGTTCTTGGGGCAGCTTGGAATGCCATACGACTATTGGAGCGTTGCTCGATTCGTCACCAAAAAACCAGCACGAGAGAATGGCAAATGGTTCTGCTCCGAGGCAGTTCACAAGATGCTAGCGGATGCTGGAACTCGTCTCCTTCTTCGCATTCCTTCAGCAGAAGTTTCTCCCGCCCACTTGGGCATTTCACCACTACTTGTTCAAGTTGCCGCACCATGAAATACCTCTCACTTATCCTTGTCGTCTCAACGCTGTCTTCCTGCTCGATTGCAGACTCATCCAACGTAAAACGCATTGCTGTGGCTGGCGGAGTCGGTTATCTTACTGGAGGTCAAGCTGGCGCTATTTCCGCTGCCGCTGCCGAGTTTGGCAGAACCAACGCAAAATCTCCTCGCAATATTCAACCATGAGTTTATATTTAACCGCTAATGAGTTTATAGGATTCAGTTTTGCAGTGGTATCCATATCAGTCTGGGCGCTAATAGTTTCAGTGAAACCATAAAATATACCAAATGAAAAAACCAACAAAGCCATCCAAAACAGTCAAGAAAGCCGTCAAAACACAGGGCAAAGACACACTGTCCTTCCTTGGAATCCCATACGGGAAGATCCCCAAAGGAATGAAGAAGTAAACCATCAACACCTATCCTTGCGATATGAAAAACTGGTCCACCGCTGTTCATGAAACCCAAGAGATTCGCCACAAGAAGACTGTGGCCGACTTTGAGAGTGAGCGTAAAAAGCTGCTCAACGTCATTTCAGAAAAGGACAATCAGCTTAATATCGCACTTGGAATCGGTGGCGTTAAGCCTGTTGCATCCAAGATCAATGCGGTCAGTGATTTTGACTCCGAAGCAACTTTTGTAGCTGTCGCATCAGATTGGCATGTCGAAGAGACAGTTGAAGGAAAAACCATCAACAACCTCAACGAGTTCAATCTTGATATTGCTGAACAGCGAATCAATCGCTTTTGGAACTCGATTATTCGCATGGCGAAGATTCAACGCCATGGTGCCAAAATTGATCGCCTTGTATTGATTTTGGGCGGCGATTTAATGACCGGCTACATCCATGAGGAACTGTTGGAGAATAACGCTTTGTCTCCAACTCAGACAGTGTTGTGGCTTCAAGATCAGATCGCCAGTGGGGTTGAATTGCTGTCCAAGCACTTTGGAGAAATTGTGATTCCATGTTGCTATGGGAATCATGGGCGTAACACTCGCAAGCCTCGTCATGCTACAGGCGCTGCCAACAGCTATGAGTGGATGCTTTACAAAACAATGGCGAAGCATCTTGCCGACAAGGCTTCTTGGCACGTTTCTGACGGCTACCATTTGCTTCTGGACCTCTATGGCAAAACGCTTCGCATTCATCACGGAGACGGCTTACAATACCAAGGTGGCGTTGGTGGATTGACCATCCCAGTTGAGAAGGCCATTTCCTCGTGGAACAAGGGTGTTCCAGCAGACCTAGACATCTTTGGTCATTGGCATCAAAGCCAGCAAAATCCTAAGTGGGTATGCAACGGGAGCTTGATTGGCTTCAATGCTTACTCCATCGCCATCAAGGCACCTTACGAGCCACCATCACAGACTGGCTTTATCTTTGACAAGCGATACGGAAGAACGGTCACGTTCCCAATCTTTGTTGATTAACAACCATACCACAAAACCAAATGAAATGGCAAAAGGCTATCGACAAGATCAACGCTGAAAAGTATTGCATTCCCCATGGTTGGGATACCAAGGAGCATATTGCCGATGAACTTCAATGCTCTCCAGAAAGAGTACATGACATGCTGAAAAGCGGTATCTCATCTGGAGCATTTGAGTCCCAAGACTTCCCAGTTTGGGACGCTAAACGTCGCATGACAACTCGCGTTCGTTGTTATCGACAGAAAGAAGAAACCAATGCTGATTCTTCACTTGAAGATCGAATTAAGGCTTCCCTTGCTCGCAACCCGAATAAAACAAGCTACCAAATCAAAAATAATATTCGTGGGGCCACCATAGCAATGGTTGATAGTATCCGCCAAAAACAGTGAAGGTTACTTCAATAACCGTTAAAAAACGAAAACTTGGCCGTCACAAGGCTTTAGGTCTTGCTTACGGCAACGGTAATATTGAGATTGACGAGCGTTTATGCGGGCAGCATCATCTCCGCATTCTCATCCATGAATTCCTCCATGAGTGGGAATGGATTCTGCCAGAGGAAGTTGTTGATACACTTAGCAGCGATCTGGCTAAATTCCTTCACAAGCACAACGCCCGTATGATTGAGGAAGACAAATATCCATGATCCAAGATTTCTCTATCGCGCAGGTTTCTATTCTTGCGATAACCGCCATCTGCCTGCTTGTTTGGGGCATCATTATTGTTAGCTCTCCAAAAGTATGAAACTATCAGAAGCACTCGTTCAAGTAGCACTCAAAGAAGTCGGAGTCACAGAGGTCAATGGCACAAATTGCGGACCTCGCGTTGATGAGTACAAGGCGTCCACTTGGCTTAATCCAAAAGTTGGTTGGCCGTGGTGTGCAGCTTACGTTTGTTGGTGCTTCCGTGAGGCTCTGGCGCTAGCTGGAATTAAGGAAACCAAGACATTTAAGCGTCCAAGGACAGCAGGAGCATGGGACTTCGAGAATTGGAGTCGTGAACAAGACGAATCAACACACACGAAGAAGCCGCATAAAGGCGACATTCAGGCTGGTGATATTTTGATTTTTACATTCAGCCACATTGGAATTGCCCTCTCATCTCCTGACAAAAATGGCAATGTAAAAACAGTGGAAGGAAATAGTAATAAATCTGGAAGCCGAGAGGGTGGTGGCGTTTTCAAACTCATTCGCAATGTATCTAAAATAAGGTCAAGGATTAGGCTCCAGATTTAGTTTTTATACACCTCATAATAGAGACTGAATTGATACGCATTTTTTATTCACTATACGCATTCCTCTATCCCATGCTTCTTTAAGATTCTTTGAATGATTACCAATAGAGAGATGATCTGGATTTACGCATTTTTTATTGTCGCACGAATGTAAAATTAATCCTCTCTTCGGTATGTCTCCTTTATGTAAACTGTAAGAAAATCGGTGTGCTTTATACAACTTTTCTCCTCGTTTTCCCCGTTGAAATACGCCATATCCAGTAGTTGTAACTGCGCCAGTCCAAATCCAGCATGTATCTGTTTTTTGAACCTTTTTCCAAAATCGTTGTTCTGGTGTTTTGATTTTATGATTATTTGTTCCCATAGAATGGAGTATATACTGACGGTATTACCTCGTCAACTAATCTCAAAGATTCGCAGTCGAATCCGCATCATGGTATGACCGACTTTGAAGTCATCAAAAACCAGTTTGAGTCACGCGCTAAGTGCCGTCATGGCAACTCGCCCAAGATCAATCACGACGGCTGTACTTGGATTGAATGCAAGCTAGAAGGCTGCAAGTGCATGACGGCAGATGGAGATGGCATTCCACTTAGCCGTTTTCTAGCCGAGTGGGTAGAGAAGTTTGGTTGATCACTCCAGACCTTCGTGCTTCCCAAGATATTTGGGTTTATAGCTGGGAGTTATTTTCGCTGTCATGCAGACGCCATTCTGCCCCTTGAAGAACTGAATCTCATAGTTTGAACAAAGCCCGTGTTCAATATTTCGCCTGATCAAAGGAGCGGCAAACTCTGGCTCAAATACAGTCGCTTGCAACATCGTCAGCGCATCCTCAATAGTCTCAACTTCATGGTTTATCATATTTCAGATATGACATCGTAAATTGACTTATCGCAAGTCACTTCTGCAACCTCTGCCCAAAGACCGGCCTTGGCTTTCTAAAGACCACCTGCTTTACCTCAATCTTTGGTTGAAGTATATCGTGATGAACCCTGCGAGTTGCGTTCCAAGCGTGGAATTGGCTGGTTGTCATCACGTCTTTGCTGCATAGACAACAACCTTGCCACAGAGATCGCCCGTTTTTATAACAAGTTTGGCAGATGTTCATAGATCATATAGTCTTGAAACTTACCAGTTCTAAACTACCCATTCAACAGATATGAAGCAGAAACCCCAAAAATCTCGCGTCGTCCAACTAACGCGAGGACCAATCGAGACGTATGGCATCAAGTTTGATCATCAATTTGGCAATCAACTTGATGTCGAGTTGATCTTCCTCAAGTGTCCAACTGGTTCGTTATTCGGTTGGAAGGGCGATAAAAACCCACAAGGAAAGCCTGCGTGGATTCATTTCGTCAACGCGGTGAACCTCATCTGGAACTATCCAGGAAGTAGAACTCCGTTCATGTGGCATCCTTGGGCGATCAAGATGGCAAAAGCCGCATTTGAGAATAAGCGTCTTGCGATCTCGTCTGGTGGTTCTGGTGGCAAGACTGGCTTGTTCGCCGTTTACTGCCTCGTTTGGTGGTTGGCAAATCCATACAAGAACGTCGTTCTCGTCAACACTACGACTATTAAGGACTCGATGGGGCGTATTTGGGGCCAGATCACTCGTTACTTCAACGGCATGGCTGGAGCACCTCCTGGAAAGCTGGTTGAGTCTTCTCACTGCATCAAGTCGATGGACTTGAACACTGGCGTTGTAATGGATGAGTACGGCATCCGTTTGTTTCCAGGTGAGCAAAGCAAAGCCGCTGAATCCTCACGCGCCATTCGAGGTCAGAAGCATGGTCCTGGCGGTAAACTCATCGTTGTTCTGGACGAGTGCGCTGAACTTTCGCCATCCATCATCAATACGTTCGAGGAAAACTTGACGCAGAATCCGAACGTCCAGCTTATCGCTCTAGCTAACGCCAATTCGCCATTCGATACCTTTGGGCAGCTTTGTGAGCCTATTCCTGGAGGATGGGACAGCTACAACCCAGATTGGGATGAATGGAAAGGGAAAGGCGCTCACGTCATCCGCATCAATAACGAGACATCGCCAAACATCATTGAGGGTAAGGTGATCTACCCGTTCTTGATGACTCGTGAGATGTTGGAAGAGAAGCGAGAAAAACTAGGCCAGCATACAAGAGCTTACTGGCGAGGTGTCCTTGGCGCATTCTTGCTTGATGGAGACGATGACAATATTTATTCTCCCGCTGAAATCATCAAGACACCCAAGGATTGCGTGTGGCAGGGGATTCCAACAAAGGTATGCGGCATCGACCTTTCATATACCAGTGGTGGTGACAAAACGGTGATGACGATTGGCTCTATTGGCATTTGCACAGATGGCAAGAAACGACTCAAGTTTGAGCGCCATATCCTTCTCAATGACGATGCCAGTAAGCGCGACGTTGACCGCACTACGCAGCTTATTGACCAAATCAAAGACATCTGCAAAAAGGATGGAATCGACATCAAGGATGTGGCAATTGATGCGTCTGCTGGTGGTGGCAAGACCTTTGCTGATGCCATGTGGAGCAAGTGGGGCAACACTTTCTTGCGTGTTGACTTCGGCGGCAAGGCTTCAGATCGTCCTGTGTCTGCTGCTGATCGTGAGAAATCAAGCGTGAGGTATGCTAACAGGGTTAGCGAACTTTGGTCGATTGGGAAAGAACTTATTCGTTGTGACCAGCTTAGAAATATCACGAAAGAAATGGCAGACGAAATGACAGTCAGAAGGTACAAGGATAACAAAGCGCAGGATGGAGGTTCGCGCATTAGAGTCGAGTCCAAAGTGGACATGAAACGTCGAACCGGAAAAAGTCCTGATTATTTTGACTCTGCGGCTTGTTTAATTTCGCTCTGCCGTGAGAGGCATGGTTTATCAAGTATAGATAAACCTGGAAATGTAGATGATAGAAAATCTTCACCGTTGAAGAAAAGATTTATGAGCTTGGCATCCATCTATTCTAATTGACTTTAGATCATCAAGGCTTATAAAAACAACGGCTGCATCTGCTGATAACAGAAGCAACCGTCTAACCTCCAACATGTCATTACCATGCAAGAAGCTAAAATCAGCATTACGTTACCAGAAGAAGAGATCAATAAGTTTTGGTCAAAAACTAAACGCATACCAGGGAGCGACTGCTTGTGGTGGACTGGATTAAAAAATTATTCTGGTTACGGTCTTCACCTTTACAAAGGTCACAAGTGGAGATCGCACAGGCTTGCGTTTGAATTAACAAACGGACCTTTCCTAAAGGAGAAGCACATACTTCATTCTTGTGATAATCCATCATGTGTCAATCCAGCCCATCTTTCGATGGGAACTCATGCGGATAATATGCGACAAAGACATGAGCGTGGAAGGTACAACTTCAACTACAATGGAAATCATTACCTGCAAAAAGACTCAACAGTAGTCAGAGGATCGAATAATGGTAGATCGGTAATTAATGAAGCAATAGCATTAAGCATCCGAAAAGACTTTGCTGAGAAAAAGTTTCGATCCAAGGCTGCTATGGCAAGGTCTTATGGCGTTTCTATCACTATTATTAAAACGGTCATCAACAGAAAAGTCTGGAAACATGTATAACACACCCAACAAACCAAATCCATTGCAGAAGAGATTCAAGCAGTTGGCTGGCTTGTGGGCTGCTTAGCCGAACGTCCGATGCAGCAAACTTTTTCGCCAAGGCTCAGTCGTCGCTGATCTTTTTGTTAGGCAGAGCGACGCAGGACATGATTGGGCTTCGAGTGCCAGTCCACGCCCCAAACAAATACTCGAACGCAGTAGCGCGGGTGAACGCAGTGGAGGTAAACGCCCTTCCAGTGTTTACCCCACGAGATAAACGCGACATTTTCACAGAACCATTTCTTTAGTTTCATGTGCATCTTGTTAATCAAAATCCGTTCACTTTTGGCATCAGCAAAACCTCTATCGCTTCTTCTCCAATAAGCTGACTAAGAGTTACCTTGTACATCTTTGCCATCTTTAATGCTGCATCAATAGTCAGTTCAAAGCAGTCTTTTTCTAGCTGCGAGCACCAACTTGAGGCACGTCCCATGTGCTCATTTACTTCTTGCTGACTCAAGCAGTTGATCTCTCGGAGGATGCGATAGCGTTGACCTTGCGTGGTTTTTACTTGTATTGGTTTCATATGGTCACCAATCTTATCACGTTATTTAACGCGATGCAAATTATTTCGCTTTTACGACTTCAACTTTAACGAATGGAAGCATGAGGACACTGATGGTCTTATTCTTCCCAAGTGCGAATGAGTGCGTCACTGCCTTGAATACAGACTTCTTGAGCATCATAACGCCGTGATAGCGAAAGATTGAACCGTTGGTAAGGAGGTAGTAGCGGATCATCATATTTTCAGTGAAGTTTGCATTTATTCAGTTGGGATACATGGCTTTTTCCATTGGGCTTTTGGGAGAGTTTAATGCAACATTGGGCGAACGTTGCATTTTCTCCCATTGAGAATGCATTTGGCAATTCCAACCAATCTTAAATTTGTTCCTTTAGATATTGAAATCAAAGATTCATCTGAAAATGTAATCATGTTAAATCTCATGTCTTGAGAAGCTGCTAATCTTTCATTGTGGCTATCAATCTTTTTTTGTTTTTTAGCACGCTTCATGGCCTTTCTAATCTTATTGGCCGCTTTCTTTTTTTTGCGCTCCTCTTCGCTTAATATTAGTAAGCGTTTTTTCTTTCTTTTTTGAGGCTTTTTACGTTTATGCTGTTCGCTGTGATGCTTATTGCACAAGACCTGCAAATCACTTGTCAACACGTCGTAAATTTCACGGTATCGCAGGTGATGAACCTCGATTGTTGTCGTCTTTCCGCAAATCTCGCAATGTTTACCGCATTCTGAAAATTTACTCTGTCGAAGTAGTTTCCAGTGTTCGCTCTTCAGATAAATTTTCGAGTACCACTGCTTTTGCGTTAGTCCGCTTTCAGCAATTTCAAGTTTGTAGAGTGGTTGATTTTGCATTGTGAGTTAATTATCAGATAAGGAAAATGGCAGGAAACGGGCACAGTTTCCCCTTTTCAGGGCAAACTGGCTTTCCATCAGCGTACGGAGCCATGTTAGGGGTCCAGACACAAAGATTACCTTCACCTAACTCTTCATCACGGTTTCCAAATAACGATGCTCCGTTGGGTGGTTTCCCCTTGCGGGGTCTTTTAAAGTGGAGGCATTGGTTCTGTGATAGTCGATGCGCTCCTCCGTTCTAACGGCTTTTTCCGATGGGCAACGCCCTATCCCCTTTCATCAAAGCAGGTATTACGGAACTAGATCAGCAAACGCAAAAGGCCGAACTGGTGCAACAGTTCGGCCTAAGCGGGTATCCCCCGGTGGTCGGATCACTCTTGCACGAGGGAAACCTATTTGGTGTTCGCAACCATAATCCCACTTGCATCATTCCGTCAAGAGGATATGGTAAAAAATATGGCTTCAGACGTTTATCTCTTCCGAAAAGACCGCCGCTGGCAGAAATTCTCCAAAATTGATGAGATTGTTCTAACTGGTGATTCTGAACCAGACATGAATATCTGGTCTAGCGAGTATCGAGATCTGTTTGATACTTCAACATCTCTTTATTCAGCGCCAGGTAGTTTGACGGTTACTGTACCTCCGCCGTTCTCAGGAGGTTCAACAGTAATAACAACAGTTAATTCTGAAAAATTGGAATTTAAAGCTGGTTTAATTCCGGTTGATCCGCTCACAGTACAGACTGTAAGTGGAACTTATTCTCAATCTTCTTCCCTCCAGAATTTCGGCACGAACGTAAGCGTTATTCCAACAACAATTACTTCAACCACTAGCGATGAAGTGTCGCACGAAGATCTTCGCCAATCCGTCCTCAAGAAAACCCATTGGAGATTCCGTCAGGCTAATAGCGCCACACCAACATATTTGTATGCCACATGGGCAGATGGCGATCAAATCTCCAATGAACCACCTGAAACGGTCTAATGGCTAGCAATTTCCAACTATTACCGACTCCGCATGAAGAGGAGTTTATGTTCTCTGTACGAGTGCCACAGGATTACATCGGTCCTGAATTGGTATTTCCAGATGGCTCCACGCTGATCTCTGCTCAAAGCGCATCGCTTGTTGGTGCGCGTCCAACTTCATTCAATCAATGCGGATGGACGGTGGGACGTGAGATGCTTTCAAAGTTCCCTGCTTACGGCAATTACGTCTATCTCAAATCTGACAAGCCTGATGCAGACCACGTTACGTTGTTTTTTGGCAGACCAAGAACTCCGGCTCAGCGCAGGGTTCCGTTTAATTTCTACTACGACACAAGGCAATACACTTGGCCTTCTGTGCTTGAAGACTTGTTCGCAGCTAGAGCAGTTGGATTCCCGCAAGTGGTGAACAATGGAGCAAATACAGAGACGGCTGACAGGCTTCTGCCAAGGTATCGTTACCGTCCTGGAATCTCGTATAATAGCACTATCTTGGTTGAGCAGTTTTTGTCAGATGTAGCCTATTCTGCTGGTGAATTAACCCACATCCAGCCTGTTCCAACAGATGTTGATGGTAATTACATTGGTTTGAGCATGAAATTTGAGCGTTGCTTGCATCCAACCTGCGTGTTTCCAAAGGTTCAGCCAGAAACGCCAGTTTTAGGTGTCGGCGTATATCCAGCGCCCACAAATCGTAATTCTTTTACGCAGATTTTTCCAGCGACAAATTTCCTAGATTGGGCACCGTTCATAATTGAGGACCGCCAACAGAACACTAACGGTCTTTGGTTGAGGGAGCGGATCACAATCTATCCTCCACCACCCCCAGACGATGTGATCCAATGATTAATACTGGCAACGGAGAATTTGCATCTGAGAACGGCCCATTTGCTCAACGTAATTGGGTATGGGGAATGTCTGGAATTGGCTCGAATGTTAGCCGAGATGGCACCTCTACGGTGATTGCAAATCTGCCAAGGTCGAATGTGCAGATGGAGAGTATCAATAACTCAGGTCCACCATTTGATGCCGGATCAAATATCCAACTAGCTGGCACTTTTGTTGGAGGGGTATTTACTGGTAGTGTTCTTTTTGTTGGACCAGGAACTCCGCCACCGATACCAACACCATCTCCGTCGCCTACGCCTACGCCTACGCCGAGTCCATCCCCAACACCATCTCCTTCCCCCTCTCCAAGTCCATCACCTTCACCAAGTCCAAGTCCGTCTCCGAGTCCAAGTCCTTCTCCGTCACCTTCTCCGTCACCTTCTCCATCACCTTGTCCGTCTCCATGTCCAACTCCATGCCCAACTCCATGCCCAACTCTGTCTCCTAGCCCGACACCTACGCCTACGCCAAGTCCGTCTCCGAGTCCATCTCCGTCTCCATGATAACATTTTACGAACTACGCGCCCGTGTTATGGCGGCTCCTATGAAATGCAAAACGCGTGGCGAAATATGGCACAGATACCTCACTGGAATTACCAATGGTAACGCATTTGAGTTTGGCGTATGGAATGGCAGGTCTATTAATTACATGGCAGAAGTTAGGCCGAATGCTCTTTTTACTGGATTTGATTCATTTGATGGACTTCCAGAAGAATGGACTCCAGGGCATCCAGTTGGACATTTCAAAACTGACGTTAGTAAGCTAAAATGGCGAGAGAACGTCAAGATTGTGCCGGGATTGTTCAATGAAACACTGCCAAATTTCTTATCGGTATCACATGATACTACAAGACGGCTAGAAGCTGTTCACTTTGACTGTGATTTAGGCAGTTCAACGCAAACTATTTTGTGCTCTTTGAGTGAGTTGATTTTGACAGAAAAGCCGCTTCTGCTTTTTGATGAGTTTTACAACTATAATGGATACGAAGATCACGAGTTCAAAGCATTCTTGGATTGGATTAACAAAACTGGTGCAGATTTTTCCGTTTTAGCTAGGAATACGAAGGAGAAACAAGTCTTGATTGAATTGACATGAAGCACGTTATTGTTATCCCTGAACGATATAGACTGGGTGATACGATTAGCTTTAAGGTTCGGCGAGTCGCATCTCTTGTCTGCGATAGATTGACTGTTTGTTGCCCAGTAGCTTGGAGATTTTTATACCCAACAGCGACTGATTTTGTGGATGTATCAGAAGACCTAAACGGATGGGGTGAGAGGCTTGTGGTAAGAGAGTTAAAAACCCATTTCCCAGAAGCTGATTTTGTGAAGGTAAGCTGGTCAATACCAGCGAAAACTGATATAGACGTTACTCCAATATCAGCCAATAAAAGTTCTTGCGATGTATTGGTTGCTCCAAGGGGTAAGGCGACAAGTTCTCCACATCGAAACTGGGAAGGGTGGCCCATCTTAACTTCTGGTCTTGTTGACGCTGGCTTGCGTGTTATCGCCGCTGGCAAAGAAGATATGTCATCTGATTGCGGATTGACACTAGTGACAAACTTAGATGAGATCGCAGCAGCCATGCTTAGCTCCCGTTTTGTTGTCTCAACAGATAGTGGTTTAGCACATTTAGCAATTCTATTGAAGGTGCCTCTTATACTGCTTTGGGGTGACGATCTTGGTGTTATACCGGGTCAGACATATAAGCAAGGATGCCACGCTCGCATGGAATCACAGAAACGCGCTCCAGTATATCATATCATTGGTGCATGGAACAATCACGAACTTGCGTTGCGGGAAGTTCTTGGCATTATTCAGCAATGAAACAAGTGGCCGCTCTGGTAACTGAGATTGTCCTGAAATCCGATATTAAACCGTGGGTAGATTCCAAATGCAGAGAGCGAGGAGCAGAGGTAATTTGGCACAACGTAACGGAATCAGTTAAAAACTATAAAGAGGTTTTTAAGACCTCTCCAAACGTCATCACTTGGCAATGTCGAATGCCACATTCATGGACCTCATCGTTCGGAAATAATGTTCTGCATGTGGAGAACTCTCTTCTAGCACAACGGGCTGGAAGTTTTGTGGATAGTAGAGGTTTTTTCTCGCAGTCTTCTCTATGTAAGGAGAAACATTGGACGCACTCATTCAATGTGGATTGCGAAGATTTCGCATCAAAGCATTTACGAGCCAAAGCATTTGCTGGCGGTGATCAGAGTGGCCCTATACTTTTTGCTCTACAGTGCAGAAATGACTGCAATATCAATTTTGAGTTTCCAATGGCTCCACGAGGAGATCGCGTTGAATGGGTTCTTAACTCAATAATGAATATGATTCCGACGAATACAAATCTATTGATTCGTCCTCATCCTAGAGAGCGCAGTCTATTTGAAAAACATCCAGCAAGAGACAAGTTTACATGGTCAATGGATGGCGATATGCGAAGCCTGCTTCCAAATTGCTCAGCCGTAATAACGGTTAATTCGACAACTGCATCTGAGGCTTGTCTGCTTGGTCTTCCAACGGCAGTACTTGGAACTGGAGCATTCACTGGAAGTGGTGCCGTTTTTGAATGCCATGAAGATATTACGCGAATGCTTCAATTCTTGAGCAATCCAGTGAATGACATAACATCGCAAAGGCGTTACTGCGAGGCAGTATTAGGCGCTCACTTTCTTCCATACAAAGGAACAGAAACAACCTCTTGTTCTGAGTTTGATAGATGGTTGGAAAAACTAGTTTAAAGAACGTGATTCCAAGTTTTCCTAGCAACAACCTTGTGAATAGCTTGCTGGCATAGGCCAAAAGTTTGCGCTATTTGAGCCTGTGGTATTCCACGTCTAGCCGCATCACGAATTGCCAAAACGCTTGTCTCGTTCAACTTGGATTGTGGCAGTTGCTTACCAATAGCCGGATTTCTGCGACCTTTTTGCACTGAGTCGGCTGTATTCTCTTGAGTGGTTCCAAGTTTGAGATGAGCAGGATTTACACATGCTCGATTGTCACATAGGTGCATTACCATTTTTCTAGTTGGTATGTCGCCATTATGAATTATCCACGATAGCCTATGTGCAGATAGACACTCATTGCCAACTTTAGTTTTTCCATATCCGTCTGGAGCTAAACTTCCAGACCAAAGCCAACAAGCATCAAGCCCTGCATAATATGGTTTTGATTGATCTGGCTTGTGTCCGACAAGATTGCGAGTCCAAAATAAACGAAGCGTGTTGTGTGTTATTTCCATAGGTTGTTGTTACAACAACATACAAATCTGTCCACAACTATTTCATTTGTAATAAATCGAATTTTATACTACCCACAAATCAGCCAAAATCCCCCTTGCCCATCCAGTCATAACGGTTAGAATCGGTGGAGATGTCCACCGGCCTAACAGTTGCGGATGTCAGGTCAATGATTGGCAATGCCATCTTCCCTGGCAATCCTAATTCAGAGCTTTTCCTACCGATTCTCAATCAGGGAGTCGAGAGGATCATCAACTCTGGTTTGTGGAAGAATATGTACGGCCAAGTGGATTATCCGTCCACGACTGGCTATATTACACTTCCGAGGCGCTACGAGTCCATTGTTGGCGTCACTCGCGTCAACTGGCCCACGATGCCATTCTCGCGCATGCAGGAGTTCATGACTTCTGGCCCTGGCTACATTGACGAGACGACGAGAGATCTTCGTATCATTCTTGATCAAGGCGATGTTTGCACGCAAGAGTATCAAGCTGACGCTGGATTGATCGAACTTGCAATCGACAATCCATACGACGAAGGGCAAGTGGTGCGACTATATGGTCACGATGCAAACGGCAACACCATTTTCGATGCTAACGGTGTAGAGGGTATTGACCTAACGCTCGCTAATCCAACGGCAACTACTGCTGTTCAGATGTTCGTCACTCAGGTGGTTAAGCCTCTCACTACCGGCAACGTCACGCTATCAGTCGTTATTTCTGGCACTCCGACTGAGCTTTCCGTCTATGAGCCTAGTGAAACGAATCCTATTTATCGTCGTTACAAGGTTGGCACAATCGAAGCTAGTCCAGACAATAAGCCAGTGCTTCGATGCCTTTGTAAGCGTCGTTTTGTTCGACTCATTCAAGAAACTGATTTGATCTGGCCGGATAATATTGGTGCGCTGAAATTCGCCATGAAGGCGATTCAGCTTGAAGACAGTGGAGCTACAGAGCTTCAACAGTCACAGCTTTTCTGGCAGAAGTGCTACGAAGTTCTCAACCAAGGGTTGAAACAAAACCGAGGAGCTATCCGTCCTAAAATGGCAATGGACTGGTCTTTCTCAGCCGGACAAACTCCACAAACTCGATAATTATGGCATATACACCACGCAGATCAGGCATTGATTCTTTTAGGATGAAGCAAAATCTTCCATCAGCATACAGTCTCAATACAGGACAAGCTGGTCCTGGAGCTTTGGAAGAAATGCAGAAAAATTACAATGAGTTTTTGCCTCCATCGCTACAAGGCTCAACTCCTGTTGGACGCTCTCGTAACTCTCCTGACCGCATCGCTGAGCGAGAGCTTCGCCTAAAATCGCGTCAGCTTGACCAAGCTCTTTCTCCATTTGCTCAATCCAATATGCAGTCTGAAGGAATTTCTCAGCCTCAACAGATGGCCCGCAATTCAGTTTTTGGAGCGATGCAGCCACAAGCATTTACCATTTACCGCTAAAAAACATGGCTACCACAATCGCTGGTGACACGGAATCACCGACATTCAATGCAACGTACAATCCATACAGTGGAAACATGTACGAATCCATGGGCGGAGCATCCAGACTCACGCCTAATTTCCAGTCCATTTTTGTCAATACGAGGCCGCAAATCTCAACCGCCGATCAGCTTCTACAAGCCGCTCGTGAAAAGTTGATGAACGCTGGTGCTGCCGCTCGAATGAGGATGCGTGAGCAGGAAGAGCGAGGTATGCGTTCGTATGTGCCTGAAAATAAATATGCCGCAGATTCCGAATTGATGACTAGGGTTCTTGACTCTAATCTCCCAATGCCAGAAGGAAATAAACTTGACCCTTACCCAACTCAACTTCAACAGCGTCCAACTGGAGGGGTTATTGCTACTTATAGTCCACAGGAACGTATTGTGACTAGCCGCTACGGAACTGGCACTGCGGTTATTCCAACTGGAGATCGCAAACCAGCAACCTTCGACGGTAAAACCAAAGCTCAATTCTTTGGTCAAGCTGCTGCTCGCCAAGGTGCTGACAACAAATATGCGCGTGCCGAGAAGACTGGCAAGGTGGATGAACTTGGTAATCCAAAGTTCACCAGTAAGGCCATTCCAAAAGGTAATACCGCAACTTCTGAGCGCATTTACGAAGCCATGAAAAAAGGTGTAGAAAAAGAAAAGAAGAAAAAAGCCGCTTAATTTATGCCAGTCATTGACCTTGCCGACTACCTTGGAATGCCTGCTCAGGCTCCCGCCAATCCAGTTTTTAACCAAACTCGGAAATCTACCGGCGTGGCATCACTTGATCGTGAGATTGATGATTTCTACAAGGGTGCGGCAGCAATAGATCAGCTTCGCAGCCTGCAACGCCAAGCTCCAGTATTTGAAGCCCAAAAAGCTCAATTTGCTTACGACGAAATCGCGCAAAAAGCCAATGACTTGCGAAAGAAGCAGGAGATTGAGGCACAGGTTGAACGTGCGGCGAGCGAACTAGCTGGCGGCAATCTCAACCCTGAGAGCGATGATTTTGCGGTGAAATATCGCGATCTGGCGACTCGCAATCCCTTGGCATTTAGCGATGCTCGATTCAGCAATGTTGCTCAGTTGTATGCGAGTCAGTATCAAGGCTATCAGCAGGCGAAGCAGCAGAGGGCGGAAGCTGAACGCGCTGCTTCCGCAAAGGCTAATGAGGACTTGCGAACTGCTATTGGTGGATACCTCCAGTATGGAGGAGATTCAGAAATAGCCAAGAACATCAAATCAGTCGAAGAGGCTAAATATCTTGAAGGGCAGATGAAAAAAGCTGCAAGGGATAAAATTGGAACTCGCGGTGGCGCTAAAGACATTGCTGGTCAAATGATGCAGAAGGATTTTGAGCTTATTGATTCTGAAGTAAAAAGGTTGAAGGAGGCGGGGGAAGATGTGATTTACGACGCTAATGACGTTGCAATGCCAAATCCTGAATTTCAAAAGCTGTCTGAAGAGCGCAGTCGCTTGTTTAATAAGCTGCGTGGATCATACCAAGGCATATACAGCCCAGCGGAAACCGCACCAGCCACTCAGACTGGAATCGGAGGCGTATCAGGTCGAACACTGGGAGATTCTGGAATTCCAGCAAGACCCAAGGAACAGGCTGTTGCTCCAGTGCCATTTAAAGATACCATGAAGGGATTGGCGGCACCCAAGGCTGAAGATATTCTCAAGGTTAATGAGGCTGAGATTTTGCAAGGTATTAATGATCCTTCTGCGGATGAGAATACTTATAAAGCAGCCATTGATAGTGGAAACACTTCGCTAGAGGTCAAGAAGCAGGCTTTGGCAAAATTACAGCAATTGGCTAAATCACCACCACCACGATCCGATTTGACGGTTGGTGAAGCAATTCGTCGCAGAGCAAATCTTCAAACCTTGGCTGAACAAGCAAAGCAAGAAGTTGATGCCTATCCAGTGGTGCAGCAATACAACAAAGCGTGGTCTGGGATTAAATCCACAATGGACAACACTTTGGATGAATTCGCTAAGTCCATATCATCATCTAAAGATCAGGTGATCAACTCGCTAAAATCTGGCGAACTGATTCAAGGCATTCCTGGATATGAAACCTCAGATGCAGACCAAGGTGGCGTATCTGTGTATCGCCTATTGAGTGATTATTTTGCCGATAAAATGGGTCAGAAGAGATCGTTTGGCATGAATCGCCCCGGTTTAAGCCAAACAGTTGAGGAGCTTGAAGTATTCAGGGCAAGTCCTTTTGCTGCCAAAATTGGCATGCGCGGACCACTGGGACTTGGAGGCTCAAAAACATGGACTGATGTGTTGGACGTTTATTTAGCTGAAAAAACGAAGCCAGTTGCAAGCGATGTGCCACGGGTTAGTGTTGATCCTGCGGCTGGAAATCCAGCATTAAAAGCCGCTCTGGACAAATACGCACCTAAATAACTATTATGGCATCACTGGATCAAATCTCTCAGGCATTGCTCAATGCAGACGCAGCCGGAGATACAGAGGCAGCTACAGCTTTGGCTCAAGAATATCGCAAGTTGTCTAAAACTTCAGCAGTAGCACCAACAGTAGCGGCAACAGTAGCACCAGAAAAACCATTTTTTGATCTGTCTGATACTCTTTCCGCCACTGGAAGAGCATTCACCTCTCTTGGAACGAGCGTTCCTGCGTCAATGCGTCAGGCATTTGGAGGCTTGGAAAATCCTTGGCAGCGCAGTGAGAGCTACACGCAAAGTCGGGCAGATATGCAAGCTCTTCAGGAAGAGCTTAATGCTTCCGAAGCAGCCGCTATGGAAGGTGGTGACGCATCATCGGTTTCATCCTCAATTCGAGAAGCGACTCCAAGCCTTGGATTTTCAGGATCAACGCTGGTTCCAAGTCTTGCGGCAGGTGCAGTAACCGCCCTTGCCACCAAGAGTCCAGTGGCGGCACGTTCAGCAGCAGCAGGAACATCGCTTTTGATGGCCTACCGCATGGCTGGCGCTCAATTCCTTGATGATTCTCGCGAAAGAATCGACAATTTCTTCCAAGAGAAGCTGCAACGTCCGCTGACTCCAGAAGAGCAAAATGAGGCATACGAGGAATTGCTTCCTTTAGCTCGCAAATTTGGCGCTGCCGAAGCTGGTCCAGAAGCTCTTGGTAATATGGCCCTCGGTGGCGCTGGAAAATACATCCGAAAGGCTCTGGGTGGCAAGAATGGCATCATGAGCCTTGCCTCAAATGCTCTATCTAAGGTCACTGGAGCTAAAGCAGTAGGAGCAGGTATTGGCGCTGCTGCTGGTGAAGTTGGCACAGAAGCGATTACCGCAGTTGAGCAGGATCGTATCAACAAGGAGTTTGAACAAAGTGTTCTTCGTGGGGAAGCGCCTGAGAGTGTTGTTTTGCCAGACAGGACGGTGCAAGATTACACCAAAGGAATCACTGAAGTTGCTCCGACAACTCTCGCGATGACTGGATTGATGGGATTGGCTGGACTTGGACCAACAGCTATCAATCGAGGTTATAGAGCTTTGCGTCCACAAGCTGAACAGCAGGCTGTTGAAGCTGAAATTGTTCCAGAGGAACCAACGCCAGCGCCACCAGCACTAGAGCCTCCAAGCCAAATCATCCCCAAAGAGCTAGTCGTAAAAGCCAACGAAACATCTCCTGATGTCTCAAGCTCAACTGCTGCTTTCGTGGAGCTTAATGAAAATCTGCTCAAGACTCAAGCTGAAGGCGCTGCTGCTGATAAAGCCGCTCAAATGCTGGCTCAGGAACAAGCTGCCCAAGCTCAAGCTGCCGCAGAACTCCAAGCGCAATTGGAAGCGACCACTCCAGAGCAACCGCTTGCACAAGAACCACAAGCGCCTGCTGGATTGCCAGTTCCAATTGTTGCTCCTACTGTAGAAACACCTTCTCCAGCAATGGAGATGCCTAAAAAGTCCTCACAAACCCCCACTGGCTCCAATGTGCAAATGGGCACTGAAATGCCAGTGCCGCCCCCGACTGCGGAAGCAGGTGCAGGGGTGGGTGAAGCGATTCAAAATCAACCCATAGAAACAACGCCAAATGCCATTCAAGAGCAAATCACAGATGAAGGCTTGCTACGCCAAGAAAGACCCGAAATGGAACTGCAAGGACTGGGCCAAGGAAACGCCCAGCCTCAAGAAGTTGCCACAGAAGGTCAAATCCAAGCAGAAGTAGCCCCACCAATCACTCCTACCCAGGAGACGCCGACGACCGCTACCGAAGGCACGGTCATGCCGGGAGGCAGCGCCATGGAGCGGGACGTGACGAAGCCGGAGCAGATGACGCCAGAGGAACACTTGAACGCTTGGAATCAATTAAACATTGATGCTCAAAAAGCGAGGGAAAAAGCAAACGCTGCTAAAGCGAAATTGCTTTCTAAAAATCCTGCGTCGCAAATTAGGCAAATGGAGAAAAACGCCAAACTAGAGCAAGAAGCAATTACTCTAGAAAATTTGAGAGATGAATTTCCTCCAACTCCTAGTTTTGCAATTGAGAATGCGGTAAAAGAAGGAAAGCCATTCTCGGTAGATCTCCATAAAGCATCAGGATATGCCTATATTCCCTCTGGCTACACCCGCCAAGGCGACCTCTATGTATTCCAACCGGGGGCAACTGGCGAACCAGTTCAGGTAGCGCCTTCTGCTGCACAGGCCGTGAAAGCGACCGTCCCTGCTCCATCCCCCCAAACCACAACGGTAGCCACACCAACAGAAACCGCCGCTCCCTTGGCTAAGGAAGCGGCGGTAGCCAGTGTTGTTCAACAACCAGCAGAGGGGTCGATCCCTGCTGTTGAGCAAGAATCTGCTACAACTGCCATAGAGTCAAATGAAAAAGCGGACATTGCAGATGCCGCAATGGCGTTCTTGGAAGAGGATTTGACCGAGAGCAAAAGGCAATGGAGTCCAGAAAAGATCGCTGCCGCAAAAGCCTACTTCGCTAGCGGTGGCAAAGACATGGATGTGCTTCGTGCTGCATTCCCCAAACTCGTTGGCTCTCGTCCGATTGTTCAAGCCTATCTCAAGGCTGACAAGGATGCGTCAGAAGCTCAAGCGCGTCGTGATGCAGCCGATGCTAAGCTCGCCAAGGAAATCGAGCGTGACGAGAAGGAGCAAGCCAAAGCAGAAGAAGCACAAAGGAAGAGCGATGAGTTAAGACTCAAAACGCTCAACTCGCTCATTCAGAAAACGCGCACAAACGTCGTTCAAGGCACCGTCAATCCAACCGATGCCAATCAAGCTGTCGCGATTCTCAATCGTTCTGGCGAGATTCCAAACGTGCTCTTCACCTGGATTGGCACCTCTAAAGACTTCCTTGCTGATCCTGCTAATCGCGTTCGTTATCCTGAGACTTGGGCAGCAGTAAGCGCCAACTCAAAAATCGAAGGCATGTCGGAAAATGGACAGCCGATTGTCTTCACTGACAACGTAGGCGTTTCCGATCTTGACCGTAAACTAGCCAATCTCCAAGGAACTACGCCAGAAGTAGCGGCAGTTCGTCGCGTCATTCTTCACGAGAACATCCATAAGGGCATGTTCTTCTTGTCGATGAAGGAGAAGATGCAGATCTTCTCGTTCTTGCGCCGGATGTACTCTCCAGATGAGCTTGATTCGCTTGCTGAGTCCTACAGCGAGTATGCAGACTGGCGCACGAATCAGGTGAGCTACTTCAGCATCCTTGAAGAAGCGATGACTCGCGACTTCGACTCAATGGTTGAGATCCCGCGTGATGGCATTTGGGCAGAGTTCATGCAATTCCTGCGTGGCATCTGGCAGAAGATCACGGGTAAAACGAGTGAGCCTACGCTGAAGGACTACAAGGACGTTTTCCGCTTGATTCGCAATAGCCTGAAGAACTCGGAGAAGGCTAATGCTGACATGCTGGTGAATGGTGGTGGCGTGCGGATTGGCATTGCATCCAAGGTCGAATACGACTCCCCCAACGATGCTGCATTCAACAGTGGCGCTGAAGTAGCTCGAAACACTGACTACGACGAACGCGACAAGGAAGTGCGTTCTACTATTCGTGCAGCATACGATATTGCTCCGAAGACAAATGGTCCATCGGTTCCGCTAGACGAGCTTTTCAGCATCGTGAAGCAGTCGATGCCTGATCTGACGGAAACCGAGTTTAGCCGCATCTTGCAAGGGCTGTATGAGGACAGTGGGGCGCTGTTGATTGAAGGCGAATCTCCATTTGCTACCTTCACCACCGAAGGCGAACGCGCTGGCTCTGTCATCGTTATGCCACCGTCTGGATTCCAGACAAGGGCGATGGCTTCTATTGTGGATAGTCAGGCCACGGAAGATTACAGGAAGGAAGTTGATGCCGCGAACACTGGAAAGGCTAAGGCTCCGTTTGGAGGTGTTCAGTTCACAAACTTCATGCCTATTGACAGAGCGGTAAAATCTGCTGAAGAATACAGCGACGCTGCCATCAAATACGTCAACAACCTTGAGAATGAAGGCGTTTCGCTTGATGATATTGCCAACTCAGTCATCTCGCCAGCATTCCTTGAAAGCATTGGCATTGAGCAAGACTTGATGGCCCAAGACGCTCTGACTATCGAAGTCCGTCAACGTGTGGACAACGCTGCACGCAAGGCTAAGTCTCCAGACAGAAAGAAGCAACTATCCAAACTTAGTGAGCGCCTATCTGCATTCTGGCAAGGAGTAGGTAGCAAGAAAGGTCAACACCTTGGACAACGACGCTATCTTGTGAACAAAGCTCGTTATAGCTGGATGTTCATTCGTGAAATCGCAGAGAAGGCGATGAAGGAGGCGAGAACTAATATCCTTATTTCCAACTTTGGAAGTGATAACGCGACTAGCTTCACGCAGAACTCGTATGAGAATTCTGATAAGGCCAATCAGCAGGCGGCGGATGAGATAGCTCAGGATGTCGTCAACAATGATGAGTGGGAATTGATCAAGGAAGGTGAACAGGTATTTGAAGGCGCTCGTAAAACTAAATGGGAAAGAGTTAAGGCGTTAGCGAGACGTTTTGCATTCTATGCTAGGGCTGAAGCTGCTGAGAAAGTATCTGCATCCAAGGCATCAATGACTGATGCAGAACGTAATGAGCTAAATGCCATCCTCACGATGCCAAAGGAGGAGCGTGAAAAAGCCAAGGCGAAAGACTTGGCGGAGTTTGATAAACTCATGGGTGATCTCCTTGGAGAGGAATCTTCCACAGATACACCTGCCGAAAAGGTCAAGCGCAAGAAGCGCAAGGACATCATCGACACGGTGAATAAGCGAGTGAAGGCTGGCGAAGCTATTGAGCCAACTGAATACGTTCCAATTATTACTGAGAATCCACAACGCGATGAGATTATTGACGATGTTTCTAATGCTTTGTTACAAGCGGCAAAGAAACGTGGGGTTAAGCCTTCTCAAAAGACCGCATTGGCAGACCTAGTTGCAAGTATTAAATCTTTACTCAAGGAGAATATCAAAGGTGAAGATTTGAAAGCTGACCAAGCTCCATTGGGTCAATTGCTGGCGAGGACATATCTCGACAACCTCACGGCAACTGAAGCTAAGTTGTTTACTGAAAGCTGGAATGATGGACGTAAAAAAGTTCGCGCTATGCTTACAGAGATGGGTGTTGAAGGTGCTCAACTTGAGGTTGAACTGAATGCCATCATGCCAGCAACTCCAACGATTGCATACAATCCATCGGCAGTTCGCAAGGCAATCACACGCGCATTGCGTGAAGCAGGTCTTGATGCCAATGATCTTTTGGCTAACACGCAGTCAGTTAAATCTGAAATCCTCAAAGTGTGGGATAAAGCCGCTGTTGATGCTGGCTTAACACCTTCTGTTTGGCAAGAAGGGCGCAAACTTGCTGAGAAGTCGATTGATGAGTTTGTTATTGAGCGCAAGGCATCCAAGGAAAAGGCAAAGCAAATTGCCAAAGTGGTATCTGAGCAGGCTAAAAATCCAGTGTCACTAGCTGATTTCAGCAACTCACTGTCTCAATTTAAACTCAATGATAGCAAGGTTAAAGAGCTTTTCGACAAAGCTAAAGTTCTTGCGAATAAGAAGGTTCAAATTGCCTACGACATGGCTGTTCGAGTCCTTCTTGTATCAGAGAATAATCTAGCTCAAAGCGCATTCTTTAATTCCGCCACCAAGGCAGACACCATCGTTAAGGCTTTCCGTCAGCAAGTGAGTGATCCAATGAGCCGTCAGGATTTCAAGGCTCGCATGGACGCAATGAAAGTCAGTGGAGAATTGGCCGACAGGCTTTTCGACAGGGCTGCTCGTGAGAAAGACAACGCACAGTGGAAGCGTGCTCAAGACATGCTTGAAGGGCCAAATGCTCTGCGTAACATTCTTCGCGAGATCAATCGCGCACGTCCAGGTGAGCAAGCGCCATTGTCCAAACAAATACCTTGGAATCGGCTTCTATCCCAAAGCGCAAAGACAGTTGAAGAATACCGCCAGCGTATCTTTGACGCCATCTCTGCCAACGAAGAACTCAAGAACGCAACGCCAGAGCAAAAGGCACGTCTTGCAGACCTGTTCGCTGAAGCATGGGAATCCAATCGCACTCGCATTCTTGATGGAATGCTTGAGCGCATGATTCGCGCAGAAGAGGCTAAGAAGAATCTCAGCAAAGAAGGCGCTAAAGCTCTTCAAGCGCAACGGATGCGTATCGTTGAAGACATCAACTTGGGCATCTTCGATAACGATGAACTGGCAAAGCGCATGGCAGAGAAATTCGG